GTAGCCGCAGGTGCCGCAGCAGAAGCCGCCGCAGGTGCCGCAGCAGAAGCCGCCGCAGGTGCCGCCGCAGAAGCCGCTGCAGGTGCCGCCGCAGGTGCCGCAGACACCACTTTCTCTTTGACCTCAACCCCTTCAACAGCTCTTTCTCTGAATTTCTCACGCAATTCCATCAACATTTGACCAAGTTTATTCTTTCCTTTTCGGTCCTTTCCACTGCCCCAATATGAATCTGTTGGATCAACATCTATTAATGTCTTATTACCTGTGTCATCCAATAATTTTTTAAGAGGAGGATTCTGTTCAAACTTGGCGGCCAATGCTCGTCGCATGATATCATCCATATAAAGTTCAAAATCGGGTCTGACTGGACGATCGCTAGTCTTTCCAAGTTTTTTCGCTTCCTCGGGTCTCTTTGATGTGCGAATAGTCTCTTGATATACAGGGTCCGTTGGAAATTTCTGAGCCTGAAAGTAATGTGTAACCGTTGGCCAGACTTTACCATCCAGACTAAACGCACTCGCATATGAAAGCGAGAAAGCCTTGTAGGGGTTCTCTAATTTAAAATAAAATTCGACAGGTTCATCGCCTTCCAACCGTCTCGTCTCCGTCGCACTTGTATCAAAACGAACACGTTCAATAACGGCCACAGGTGTCGCCGCCACTGCCGACTCCGTCGCAGTAGCCTCAGCCTTCGCCCCAGAAGTGCCAGGTTCTTCCACACTTAGATCATACTTATAACTAAAATCAACTGGAATTCTTCGTGCCGTAAAAATATAGACCGGTTCTTTAGGTTTATTAACTAAATAGGGGTTCGTAAATTCAAGTTGACGCAATTCAGGAGTTGGATTCGCCACTTTCATCTCCTTCTCATTCCAATTAAGTTCGAATAATTTACTATCAAGACGCTGACATTCCCTATTCAGTGTTAATAGTTCGAAATCACTGGCACCTCTTTCTCTGGCATCAAGTAGTGCTCGCATTGCTATATCAAATAACTCTTGTTGTTCCTTAATTAATTGGTTGCGTTCCGCGTATGATGCATGTAGTTCATCAGATGTCTTGAGAGAAAACTGAGTAAAGGGGATTTTCATTTCTGTTCCACTGTCTTTTGAGACCATAGAAGAGCCATCGTCCGAAAAAAAATAACGCTGAGGATTTCGCTTCCTCTCTTTAAAAAATTTATTGATATTCGCTGGAATTGTGACGGGCAAGGATGTCGACACCGCATCAGTGGCAGTGGCCATTTCTATTTAGGACTGTTCTTTTTGCTCCGCATCATACGCCTCAACATCACCTTCTTCACGGAATACAATAATTCGCTTGAAGGTCTTTCGGTCGGCAGGTTGTCCAAATTCATCCTCCATTCTCTTTGTAAAGTCGTCCAGTGCAAGAAGAGCAGTTCCACGGCTATTTTCTTTGTGCCATGTCTTATATGCTCGGAAAGCTTCCTGAATTGTTGTTTCTTCCCCTGGACTTGAACGAATACGATCCGCCATGAATTTTCCAAAAGTATCGAACTTCGCACGGTAATTTCGGCTCTCCGCTGTAATGACATCAGGAATAGGCTCAATTCCTTTTACCATATATTGAGTCTCATATACATGAATTAGCCTGGCCAAGAAAGCAGAGCGCCACCGAACAAGTTTTTCGTCCATGTTATTATCTCGCGGATAGATATTCTTCTTACTATCAATATCCTTGGCCTCTTCACCATTCGGATCTACGAATTTACTGACAAAAGGCACCGTGATAACTCGACGCCATGTGCCGCGATCGTTCGAATAAATGGGGGGCAAACGATTACAGAGCATGAATAGTTTGCCTGTAATTTTGAATTTCTGCTGATCCTCGAACAGTCCACGTGCCTCGACAATATCCTCACCTGTAAACTGCTTCATACGTGAAGTATTGAGTGGTTCGCCATCGTCGGGCTCGGCCAAATAGATGAATCGCTTTTTCCACACCGCAATAATATCAGGATTCGCAGCACCACTATCTGGTCTCTTTCGTGTTAATGCAGTGCTTTGTAGGGAAGTCGCATAATCACCCAAGGTCATGGCCACCAAATCGACGAGCTTGGATTTGCCATTACCGCCTACACCGATCCAGGTATCATATCGCTGCTCTCTATTGGCACCTTCCAGACATGAGGCTAGCTTGCGCCACATGTATTCTCTGACTGCCGTGTCGGGAAATACTTTACACATGAAATCGTCGATCTCACCCTGTTCGGGATCCTCAGGATTGTAGGGAATGTAGTCAATCGGCTCGCATCCTTTAGCGACCATGCGTCCACACATGAAACTAATGTAATCTTCTGGGCGCATTTGACGAAATTCACAATACGTCTGTTTCTTCCCATCGGGACCGATACGCTCAGCACGGAGATCAATCACACCATTGGCCACACCGATCAAATAGGGATTATTATCAAGATTTTGTAGGAAATTAGGCTCGTGAAAGAGATATTCGCATTCTTTTAGAACACTTGACTTGAAATCACTGCTATACAGTTTTCCTTCAATTTCATGAAGTCGCTTTAGTTTGCTATTTTCCAAATCAACAAGAGACTGGTTGACCTCCGTTCCCATGTTCCCAACACGACGGCGAATAGTCTGTTTTGTCTCATCAACAAGAGAAGCAATTTCGGTCGTCATCCTCTTTCGAAGATGAATGCCCTGAGGATCGAGTTGCCAGCCATTGCCAGTCCATTCATACCAGGCAACTTTACGTTTGTCCTCGATATGACACCGAATATTTGCGGCATATACTTTCTGGATGAGTCGACCAATGTGCGTATGTGTCTTGTCTACGCTTTCAAGGATGTAATTTATGATGCTATCTTTCATCAAGGCCTCATAGCGCGTAGGATTGTCATTCTTAGCCCACATGTGAAGACTGCGCTCAGTTAGACGACGCTGTTGGTATGTGGAACGGCCCCAGCCACGAAACCAATCCCTTTTCAGTTGACTGATATTATTTGCTGAAAATTTCGATGATTTTTGACTGAATTCCATCCATGTATTGAACATATCTTCGCTCTGATCGATATTATGGAGACACCAGCCAACCTCCATCCACGTTGAGAAGCTGTCCGCACGTTCAACAGACAGGCATTCCGTCGCAAGTTGTCTATATAGCTGGAGTTCTTGTGGCGAATAACCTTTTGAATACCATGATGCCTCATTCACCACAATTTCAACAGCAGTTCCCTCCGAGTTTTCAACGTATGTCGGATTCTCCCCGTTTGGAATTGGATTCACTGGGGTCGGATTCATTTCAGCCACAAGTGCATTCCATTCCTCGGTTTTTTCACTACGCACTCCATAGCATTCATCAGTGATTCCTTGCCGAATACTCAAGAGCCCCATCAGCTCTCTGGCTGTATATTCCGAGCAATTGGCATCATACCAGAGTCCATCCGCGATATTGTAACAATATACGAGTGCTAGATCGTATGGCGGCAGATCCGGTTTTCCTTCACCGTATAGAAACCATCCATTTTTTTTCACAAGACTTTCATCATAAATATCATCAGGTTTATTAATATATTCACAATTTTCGAAGGCGGTTTCTATGATTTTTTCTTTAAGTGCGATATAACGAATTACTTGTTGAGTGTTGGCCTGTAGGGATAAATCAGGACATTCGATATGAATACCATCTTTAATTTGCTTGATATTCGGCCTCTTATCTTCATAGGGAGTTGGGCGAAGTGGGACAAAGAATCGCAGAGTTTCTAGATCTCCTAGATCAATAAATTCGGTGATAATTTGAGTAATATTACGAATGAATATACGAATATTTTCTAGATGAAAGCGACGCACTAGAGATGTGCTGATGTCATATTTCAAGTCCAAATCAATAAGAAGAGGAGTAATGTTATTTGCTCGTCTTTGCTCTACTAGATTCAATGGACGACGTTTTTGAATGAATAGATAGTCATGTAGCAAATCTAGAAATGTAGAGTATTCTTCATCTGGTATTATCCATCGGCCCTTCAAGACTCCCATTCCTGTTAAGGCAAGATTGACATTTTGGGTTCGTCCTGTTGGAGCACGGTGAGATCCCAGAAAACGTCCCAAGGCACTTTCCGAGATGTCATAGTGAGAATTCATCTTGGAATCCATATTCTATGATTTCGAAAAATCTAATAAAGAGGCTCAAATTTTTCGATGACCAAGATGGCGGCCTAAAAATTGAAGTATAGGATTTTTTTAGTCGAAACAAAGAACACGAAAACTTAATAGGAATAGAATGCCGCTCCGTTTTTGCCCAGTCTGTAGTAATATGTTACAAATGAAACAGGAGTCGGATAAACTAGTATATAGCTGTAGAGTATGTAGTTATAATGAAGACGATACGGAGGGAGGTCTTGTCATGGAATTGAATCTTCAGGAAAAGGCATCCGAAGGTTACAAGATTCTGCTGAATGAATTTACTATTGATGATAATACACTTCCTCATACAAATATGATAAAATGCCCAAATGCAGAATGTGCGACTGTGAAGGGCACGAGAGAATCAGATGTTGTATTCTTGAAATATGATCCAATTAATTTGAAATACCAGTATATATGCACGGTTTGTTCAACATCGTGGAAGTCAAAGTAAATGTGTGAGATTAATTTCCTATTAAGTCCTTTTAAGTCATAGGTATGGGGTGTGGTTGTGGTAAAAAAAAGAAAATTATTAGTCTTTTTGCTGGCGGTCGACCATTACGGCGCGGAGCCAATATTCCTAATCAGATTGTTGGGGGGCCAGGGTCTGCGGCAGGGTCTGCTGCAGGGTCTCCAGGCGAGGATATTGAATATATTACAGATATTTCTCCGTCCGATTGGGGGCCTCTATTATGGAAATTTTTTCACATTCTTTCCGAGCGTGTAGGTCGGTCTGGCGTTGATAGTCTTGATAGAGATATGGCCCTTGCTCTCGAATTCATTGTTGATAATATTCCGTCGATTTTGCCGTGTTTTGACTGTCAAAATCATGCTAGAGCCTACATACGTTCTCATCCATTCGGTCAAGTGAAAACAAAAAGGGGGGCTGAGCTTCAGGCGTTTGCTCGCCAATATTTCTATGATTTTCATAATCATGTTCGAGTATCTACAGGAAAGCCTATAATGGTTGCATCCGTGGAGGACTGTAAAAAAATGTATGAGGTGATGGAGTGGCAGAAGTGTGAAATGGAACAGGCGGTTGAATATTTTTCATTTGGAGTTCATCATTCCATTATTAAGTCAGATATATACAAGCGCTGGATGATGCAGGTTCATAAGATACGACTTATTGCTGGTTTTTAGCAGGATTATTTATTTCTGCCTGACTTTCACTGATTTGTGTTTGCTTCAATTCGCGTCGCTGTAATTTCCGCTCTTTTGAAACGGATGACAGTTTGAAATTAAATTCTTCATCAATCTGCGGAACTTGACAATTATATATACGAGAAATTTCCCAAAGAGGAGGATTAATAAACGAACGTAATTGCTCTAGTTGCTTTATCCATTCTTCGAGCGGCAAGGTCACCTGATAACTCTCATTGCCCAGGGAACGCGTTGAACATTTGATTACTTTATCGTCAATCTGCCGCCATATATCAATAGACGCATTATTAAAAGCGTCCAAAATATCGCGGACTTCCTTTGATTTGATTCGATTTCTTTCATCTAACTTTAGTTTGGCCCGCCATTCGTTTTCAGTTATATTACCTAATAGGAAAGATATGCCGAGCTTTGTGTTATGTTCTGTATTTGGTATTGTATGAGCAGTCCAGTGTTGACGCTCTACATCAATAATATGTGCGCATGCCCTATAGGCATTACTGAGTAGTGTAATTCTTTTTTTATTTTCTGAAGTTAAATCCATAAAGTGATTTAAGTTGCGAAATATATTTTGATATCCTGGAAGACCGCCGCATGGTATATCCGCATGATGCCGACCACCTGTTGAACCGCCGTTACGCTGAAGCCATTCAAAATAATGTGGGTTATGAATGACTCCTGTTTTAATAATTTCGCCACGATTCCAACTAAAAGGACTGTGACAAGATGTGCAAAACATCTGGTCACATCCATCGGACTTCTCAATTAATTCTCCACAATTAGGACATGGCTTTGTTCGCTTACGAATCTCGTCTGCAGTTGCCTTGTCTTCTTGACGGCAAGTATGCTCAACATCTTTATTGAGTCCTTTTACTACAAAACAATCAGGGCAGGTCCAGTTGGCGCATAGACCGCATTTCCATACAGATGACAGGAAGCCATTACAGCCGTCAGAAGGACAACGACGAATGAATTTCTTGCGTTCGTGTAATGGTTCTTGTGAAGAAGTATTCTGATCATTAATTACTTCTCCTTCCACATTTCTGCGACCTGTTTCAATATCAAAGGCAATGTTGTTAATATTATTCATTGTTCGAAGAATATGATCACGTTTTTTCTCATATTGAGTCATAAAGGTTCTAAAATCTTCATTTAAAGTATCAAGTTCTTGCTGATATTGTCTATTACTCCCGCGCATACGCTGAGCTGCTCGAACTCTCTCTGCTTGTTCTTGATAGCGAGGTAGGTAGGATTTGCTGCGATTCAATAGAATATTACTACGATAGTCGGCGTATGTTTTCGTCAGAAAAGTCTTTGTGCAAAATGTCTGGAGCAGACTCTGACTCCATCCTCGACGACAAGAAACACAGTGGGGGTCTTCAATTGTATTAAGTAAGTATTTTTCTAGACATTGCGCGCAAATAGTCTCTGAGCAGTATGGACATTTTATACATCTACGGAGTTTCGCTGTAAAATTTTCAATACAAATACTACATGTCCCTTGCTCCAAGATTTCATTTGAATCATTTTTACTCTCTGTCGCATTTACAGGGACGACTATTTCATTTGTTTGATTACTGGTCTTTTCGGAGTTTTCAGAAGTTTTACCAGAATCGTTCGGTTTCTTCAATAAAATCTTCACTTTAATTTTTACAGGTTGAGACATATTAGGAAATTATTAATATATTCTGTAATCTTATAGGCAAAATTTGTGCGATGAATCAGTCAATTTTTTCCGAACTCTTTATTAAGGAATGCCACGAAAACCCGCCACAAAATTTCCCTTGAAATCTCATGGGAAACTTCAACCACAATCGCAACCCCAGCCATTACCTCAATTGGATGTAATTATTGTTGGCGGAGGTCTGGCGGGACTTTCAACTGGCCTTGCCGTTCTTAACAAATTTCCCAAGGCAAACGTTGCCATTCTTGAAAAATATGGATACATAGGGGGACGTGTTACAACCTATCATAATAAAATCGCGGGAATTCTTCAGCCTATTCACTGGGAAAATGGAGCTGGGAGAATAGCTACTACTCACAAATTAGTCCTGGGTCTTTTGAAAAAATATGGCCTTCACACCCTACCACTCTCACCTGAATCCGAGTTCCGCCTGGCAGATGGTAATGTATCGATACCGACCTTTGAGGAAATTATACCCGCGTTCGTAAATGCTCTTGAAAATCTATCAAAGGATACTCTGGCGACGAATACCTTGGTAGAATTAGTGCCAAAACGCAACCGTCGCCGTCTTTTTGAGCGTTATTCCTATTGGGCCGAGCCAAATCTACTTCGTGCCGACCTGGCACTTTCGGCATTCAAGGAAGAGATGAGTTCCCAGGCAGATTTCGTAGTTTGCCAGGAAGGTCTAGGTTCACTGGCAAAAGCCATGGCAGATGAATTTGAAAAGCGCGGTGGTATCATATATACCCGCACTGAAGTTACTAGAGTTTTTCACGATTTCACACAAGATTGTGACATTATATCCTGTATTCGCAAAGACCCTCCTCCCAGCAAACAGGAAGTAAAATTAGATATAAGTGCGAAAGGAACTGTGCTTGCCCTACATATTGTAGCCCTGGCGAATATTTTGAAAGAGAGCCTGGCAAAATCGGAACTCCGCCGTCTTACATTTCTGAAACATCTCAAAATGGCCCCCCTACTTCGAATGTATGCAATCTTTCCTGTTCGTAATGGTAAATCCTGGTTCTCTGATGTTCCTCGCACGGTAACGTCATCCCCAATTCGCTTCTTCATTCCTATTCAGCCATCAAAAGGGATTGTCATGATTTCCTATACAGAGGGGCCTGATGCGACTTACTGGATAGAAAAAATGGAACGGCGTGGGGAGAATAGAGTCTGCCGCGAAGTCATGCGTGAAATACGAAGCCTCTTTCCTGAAAAAGAGAACATTCCCGATCCCATATTTTTTAAAATGCACCCGTGGTCGGAGGGCTGCACATATTGGCTCCCAGGGCAATACGACCCAGCAGAAGAATCCGCCAGGTCTATTCATCCGATTCCCGATATCCTTCCGACAACATTCCTATGTGGAGAATCCACAAGTCTTCGCCAGGCCTGGATGGAAGGAGCCCTGGAGCAGGCCAAGGCACTTCAGTCGAACTCGAAATTTTGGGAAATATTCGAATAAGAGACGATACTCATTGCGCGATTCTGTGGAACTAATTCGAGAAACGTCTCATCCCATTGACAACACCAGCATGGACACCAGCATTGTGGTATCTGAAATTCTTGTATAAAGTAAGTCTTGTCGGACGGTGAATCACTCACTGTTATATGGTCACTTGTGCCATGGTAATTTTTTATGTGACAAGTCGGACAACTCATTGTGAATCGAAACGAATTATTAAGCTGTGCCGTAGAGTATGGGCCGATTATGTATATGACATTTCTCTCTAGGTCATGTAATTCGATAGAATGTGCATGCTTATTAGATATGGAGGCTGTTCCAAACATTTTTACGATGTTTATTTATTAAGAAATTAGTTTATTCTTTATATTATATGATAATAAGCTAATTATTTGGGAAAAAATGAAGATCATTGGGTAATTCGACTAGCCTATGGAGATGCTTTTTGTAGAGTTAGAGGAGTCTATCCGTCGTGATCTATAACTCTCCACGATCCTTGCGACGCTTGGCCTCCTTCATAGCATCTTTCAGTTTGATGTTCTTGTTTTTCTTCTTCATTTCACGATAGACATCCATCACCGCCTTGTTCCAGCTCTTCAGTGCCTTGCTTAATGCACGCTTACCGCCGCGAACCGTTTTGCGCGCCGTCTTTTTCTTATCCTTGCGCGTAGAGCGGCGGCGACGACCGCCTGACTTCGCGCTTGAAACCGCACTCGACGCATTTGACACCAGCTGTTTCAACATCTCCTCGGCACCCGCACTGCTCGCTAAACCATTCATGGCAACACTACCTCCGCGCATATTTAATTCTTGTCCTACTAAGTCTTTCGGAAATATTTCACTAGGATATTCTATCATACTATTCGCCGCATCTCTTGACATGGCCTCAAAATCAGCCTTAGCGCCAGCGGGATTTCCAGGCGCATAGACTCCATATTGCTCGGCCCCAACACTTATTCCGCTCCCTCCTCCGTAGAATCTCCGCCGAGTAGACGCATTTTTATGTGTTTTTCTTCGTATTCCCATTTTCCCCTAATCTTCCTATAAAGTTATATGATAATTATATATTCACATAATTTTATTTGTAACCTAAAGATATATTGTCTTGATTAATAAGATTTTTAGACCGACGGGCATTTTAAATGGGCACTTTTCAGTAGGTCTAAACAAATCTATTGAAAAGAATATAATATGGCTGATTGGAGGAGAATTATCGGGTTTGAACAACATACATATGTTCAAAAATTCCCCGTTTTAAGTTTTTTACTATCAGGTGTAAGTCATTATAAGGATATCATTGAAACTATTTCTATAGATGATATCCTAAAAATGGATTTTGAGCCTGAAAACAAGTATGATGACAAGGCAATTAAAATCACGAAAAACAATAATATTTGTGGTTATGTTCCAAAAGATATCAAAGAAAAAATTTTATCATATGTTCCATCAGATGTCAAGGTAATAGATAAAAGGAATGTAAAAGATGATATTTATAGTTTGAGAGTTGAAGTAGTGATAAACGAACACTAAAAGTGCCCATTTTCCCCCAATCTTCCTATAAAGTTATATGATAATTATATATTCACATAATTTTATTTGTAACCAAAAGATATATTGTCTTGATTAATAAGATTTTTAGACCAACGAACATTTCAAACCGGCACTTAGAATAAGAGAGTAGATGGGAAAACATCACACCGAAGACTACAAACTCTCCGCTGTGAAGTATGCTTTGCGAACCGATAATCAAATAGAAACCTGTGAAGTTTTTGATTGTAAAAGGTCATCTTTACAGGAGTGGATTGATTTATACCAGAAAACTGGTTCTCCTGTAAGGAAAACAAGGAAGAATAGAGTTGCTTACAAAGTCAAGAAGGAACATATTGAATTTCTGCGTGAGGAACTCAAAAAGAAACCTGATATTTTTATGTCTGATTTGAAGGAACTATTGGAAAAGAAGTATCCCGATATTGAACTTACAAGAGTCCATATAGGCAGACTTTTACGAGATAATAACAAGACCAGAAAGCGATTTCGTAAAATACACCAACCTACTACATACAGGGGCAAACCAAGAGAGCATCAAAAAGAGGTCAGCACTTTCATACAGGAAGCACGAAAATACTCTATGGATAAAATCATCTGTTTAGATGAAACTGCCCTATATCCTGCTTTGCATCCTTCCTATGCTCGTTGTGATAGTGGAAAGCGTTGCTATGTAAAAACAACTGATAGTAAAGTATTCAAGCATTATTCATTACTGGTCGCAATCACGAAGTTCAAGAGGTTCTATCAAAAACGAATGAGGGAGCAGTAAAAATTGAGGCGACAACAACGACTATTATGCAGTCAAACCAAATGGACTACTCAACAAAAACTCGTGAGGAACTGATTGCTCTTTGTAAGGAGAAGAAAATCAAAGGATATAGCGGTAAGAAGAAGAAAGATATAATTGCTTTACTTACACAGAATGACACTACTAACAGTATTACATACAGTTCAAATAAGAATATTCGCTATATTGGTTGTAAGCAGAAACTCTTAGATAAAATTCATGCGTCTGTAGTGAAATGTGCGGAACAAATTCAACATCGCCCATGTGTGTTATTTGATGCATTTTCTGGAACTGGGACTGTGTCGTCACACTTTTCTGAAAATGGTTTCAATATAATATCATGTGACATTCTCTATGCAGCTTCAATCCTTACAAAATGTAAGGTAGGTATTTCAAAAGATGAAATAAAATTTAGCAATATTGTTTCACCTACAAGTCAAAATCCCATAGAACAGGTCCTTTTCATATTAAACAATCTCCCCGAAGAGGAAGGGTATATCGCAAAGACATATACTCCCCTTGGCAATCGCATGTACTTTACAACCGCAAACGGCAAAAAGATTGATGCCATTCGTAAACAGATTGATTCTTGGTTGAAGGAAACAAAGATAACCCAAAGTGAACATGATTTCCTTCTCGGTTGCCTACTCATTGCAGTAAGTCTTGTAAGTAATACGGCTGGAACATATGGTGCTTACAACAAGATATGGGACAAGCGTGCTGAAAAATCTCTTTTCCTTGAAAACTGCTTCAATCTTGGAGACAAAAAACATACGGTTCTTCAAGGTGATGTAATTCAGCATCTTGATTCACACGAATGTGATATTATGTACATTGACCCCCCTTATAATGAACGACAATATGGAAACTATTATCATCTTCTTGAGACGATTATTCGTAATGATGAACCAGAAGTCAAAGGTGTAACAGGTGTGAGGGATTGTACTGATATAAAGTCTGAATTTTGTAACCAAAAACAAATTGAATCCAGTCTTGATACCTTGCTCAAATCAGCAAAGGCGAAGTATATAATCATGAGTTACAATAACGAAGGTCTCATTTCCAAGGATAAAATAATTGAACTTATGATGAAATATGGCGAAGTAATCTATGAAGAAATTCCTTATGAGAGATACAACCGTGTAAAAAATAAGGGTTCTAATGTTGTAGAATACCTCTTCACTTTGAAAAAGTCAATTACTGCGATTGTTCCTTCGGTTTCCAATTCCATCATATCTCAGAAAGCAGATTGGCATGACAAAATATACAATATGGACTGTATCCAAGGAATGAAATCACTTCCTGATAAAAGTATTGACCTTATTCTTACAGACTTACCCTATGGTCTAACAGAATGTAAGTGGGATAGTGTGATTCCCTTAAAAGATATGTGGGAATCTTATAAACGAGTTATCAAACCCAATGGTGCAATTGTCCTGTTTGCTCAACAACCCTTTACAAGTATGTTAGTAAGTAGCAATCTTGAAATGTTTAAGTATTCTCTTGTATGGAAAAAAACAAAAACTGGAAACTTTGCACAGGCACCCTATCGTTTCTTATGTGAACATGAAGATATTCTAGTCTTCAGCTATGGTAAGGTCAGTAAAAATGGACAACCGCGAATGAAGTATTTTCCCCAAGGAACGAAAGAGTGTAACATTAAAATGAAAGGAAAGAACGGAAATTCAGCACACCGTGAAGGGCGTACTATTCAGAAAGATTATGTCCAGACAACAACAAACTATCCGAGAAGCATATTGGAGTTTGGAAATGAAGGCAAACCTCTCCACCCAACCCAAAAGCCCCTTGACATCATTGAGTATCTTATTCGTTCCTATACAACAGAAGGTGATGTAGTGCTTGATTCTTGTATGGGTTCTTTTACAACTGCAGTAGCATCTATCAACACCAAGCGAATCTATGTTGGCTACGAAAAAGAAAAGGAATATTATGATATTGGAATTAAGAGAATCAAACAACTAACGAACACTTCTGCTTAATGATACAATGTTCCTGTAGAATCCATGGCAAAGAAGACAGGATATGAAAGTTGCTTCTTCACTGATTCTATCTCTCTAAATGAATTACCATATAGGCAAAGACCACACTGTATAGTATATCCTAAATAATGGGTTTCCAAATACGTAAGAAAGTTGGTAAGATTTTCAAGTTGCTTTACACCCAGGAAGCAATCCTTAAGAATTTTTCCTTCGCACACCTGAACACAAAGCGTTTCTTTATTTACCATAACAACATCAGGAAGTGTGAAGTTTTTGGGAACTTGGTGCTCATTTCCCTCCGAATCCGTAAAGTAGCTCCTTGCACTGCTACTGTGATTATGGTAGATTGTGGTCCAACCATTTTTTTCCATATAGTTTTGATAATTAATTGTTGATGCCTTTTCACTCTTGGAATCTCTAGTCCAATAACTGGTTGGGCAAATTATTCCCTTCGAAGATACATCACACCCCTCTAATTTAAGATCATATGCAGAGTTCGCATACCAGAACTTGTCGGTTGTTTTCTTGATTAGGTCAACTGCTACACAATGATTTGTGACAATGAACTTTGCCTCTTTATCCAAACTGTAAATTGCGGAAGCTATGCCTGTAATAAGGCCTTTATTTGGGTCATGACAAATTGCGGTATTCTTTCCCTTGGATAGCTTGGCACTAATCGTATAAGTATGAGGAGCGGTCAGTGTTATCTTCACTGAAACATTTCCCTTTTTTTCTTTGAATGCATTCTTCTCCTTCATGATTTCATCCACAGAAGTAAAGGGAGGGGAGTCTCCCAACAAATTCTTTCCTTTCACATCATAAGCATTGACACCAAAGGTTGTTAGCAGACGCCTTCCAAAAAGGCTTGTCGCTGTATTATTCACTTGTTCTGTATTATAGTAAAGAATAAGAGGCGTAGTTGGATATCGTTGCTTCGCGACTGCAAACTTTGTAAATCTTTGATTAATCGCAGTGTTTCGCGATTCGGAGTCAGTTGTCTTTGTTGATTCCATCAATAAAAGAGGAACAGTTGTCTCATCAGGATTCTCTTTATCGTAGACAATGTAGTCAACAAAGCTTCCTGAACCCTTCACAAGAATTATAACTACATTTATAGAAGGATTATCTGTTTCTACAATAAAAGTTCCATCCCATTTATTTTCCTTGACAGAAGAGGTTATATTGTTTACCTTACAAGATAATTTAAGAAATTTAAGAATAAATTCTACCTCATTCAATTGAGGATTTTCTTCCGTACAGATTGTAATTGTAGACATCTCTACTTTTATAGGTGCTGTTGCCTTTACAATAGTGTCCGCCTCAATTTTTGGTGCTGAAACTGGCGTAGTCATCTTCTTACAGGAACGCTTGTTGTGTCCCCCTTGCTTACAGATAGAGCATTTCATTTTGGATACTTCTCGGTTTTGTTGGTGCTTACGAATTCGTTTTTGCTGGGTTCAATTTTTTTGGGTCGCCAAGTGCCGGTTTGAAATGTTCGTTGGTCTAATATGACAACACAGGAATATACTTTATTTCAATAATTTATGATATGTGTATATACAGATAAACAGTTAGATCGACTTGTAAATATTCTAAGCGATGAAACTTTCGATTACACGCAAAATGATAATCAATTTCTTCGTGAATTACATTGTGGCCGACTAGATTTCCAAACAACTTTAGAAATATATTCAATATTGATTGAAAAACGAAATTATATTATGACCGTAAAAGATATGCGTTGTTTGATTAATCAAAAGAATTATGAATTGGTATAGAAGCAACAAAAAAGTTTTTTCCATAAGCTTCTGCTGTTATTCTCGACAATCGGCACAGGTGGAACCGACGACGTCAGTATTTTCGTATTATGCCCCTTTTCAATAAAATTAGCACACCACTCATCAAATGTAAAATGATGTCCCATACTTTGATTACATCGACCACATATGGGAATTAGATTACTGACCGTCGTTTTACCTCCTCTGACTTCTGGCACGTTGTGACCGCATTGAAAATCGAACACGCTAATAATGTTTGTGCACCAAATTGTGCAACATTTAGCTTTGTAGACTTCTCCACATCTGTTCAGCCATACTTGCTGTCGTAGGGCCTGAGGAATTTTCTTCTTTTTATATTTTGACTTTTCAGACATGCGGTGGCCTAAAAATAATAGTTATTAATATAATAAAATGCAAATCCAGCAAATGTCCCAGTTATTTAATACTAATACAAATTCTTTAGGCCAAACCCAAACCCAAACCCAGCATAATTTATCCAATAAGAAATTTCTAATAGTATCTCCAAAACATACAATTCGCTCAGGATATTCTCGGGTAGCCAAGGCAGTTAATGAGTCATTTCAACGAAATTCGAGTATTTCGACATCAACTTACGAAATAATTACCCCTGATTTGAGTGAATTGACCCAAAAAATTCAGACGGGAAACTATGACATTATTTTTTTGATAATTCCATTCTATTTAGCGGTAAATGTAACTGATAACTTAAAATCTCAGACCAGTTGGCTTTACTATAAACCTCATAATGCATATGTTTTTTCAGATGATATGATAATTCTAAATGAAAGATTTTCTAGAATATTTACACCCACTATTCATTTACAGACGTTATTATCTAAAGTGATTAAATCTCCTATTGAGTTTTTAGATATCGCCATTTCATCATTGAAATTCTATCCTGTTAATAAAAATTCTGCTAGAAAAATATTGAATATATATGATAAAATTCAAGATAATTCGCGAATTTGGCTTGCTCCATCATCGAATTGTTATGAATCAAGGCTTGATACAATTATTCGAGCCTTTGTAGAAATATTAAGTAAATATCCAAATGATATACTTTTATTTCTAGGAGATTCAAATAATCCCGACGGATATTCTCTACAGGAAATTTATTTGAATATGCTTTTTGAAAAAAAGATGGACGTTGAAAAATATGGAAAAAATATTATATTTCTGAATTCTCTACAAATTTTATCTGGGCTAAGTGATCATCATCTTAATATTATTTTTAATTGTGCAGATTATGTAATTTATGCGAATTCTTTCAGTGGGCATATGTTTAGTATTTTGGAAATTATGAAATCAAATCCAAGTATTCCTATTATTGTGCCGAGGCATTCGTGGTTTCGTAGTTTGTCTAATATGGGGAAGCCACAATTGCGTTTTTGCGAACCTAGTCAGATACTTTATAGATGTGGAAATCAGGGGTATGATTATATTATTCATCCAATAGCTCTTTATGAAGAGATGAAAAATGTTAGGGAAAATGTTGTAATTTCAGATTTTAACAGTAGCATAGATGATGGTGGCCACGACTGCAGCTGTGATTTGGATACATTCTTTTCTAAAATTCTCACCGAATTGCCTGACATACAATCGACAGATTTTCCGTTAGCCGTTAGCCGTGAGCCGTGAGCCGTGAAACGATATAACTATTTATTTTCCACCATACTTTTAAGTAAAAATGAACCCACATATGATTATTGCTCTTCTTCACATATTTCTCATAGGGCCCGCGATGATAGGCGTTGCCGTTTTTCGCTCACAGAATCCAGACTGGGTGTATCAGGTCCTTTTCGCAACAGGTATCATAGTTCTTCTCTATCATGGCTACAAAGCAGTTGTAAAATTAATGGCGAATCATTCTGGTGCCTGGGTGAATATTATTCATGTCCTCCTATTCGCCCCTCTATTAATTTATATTGGTGCTCAACATAAAAATACGCCCCGGGCTGCATATGAAATGTTAGCCATGGCAGGTTTCGCAGCACTTGGCTATCATTTATATAGTATAATAACTATGCTTCATTTTAATTATGACATGGATTGATTACTTACATGATACTAGCTAACATATTATACCGCGGATCAGTTGTTTGAAGTGTAATACATCCTACGGAGTGATATAGAAAACTACCAAGGTTATTCTTGCTATCGTCACATGTTTTACATTTAAACACATAGCCATTTTCCGTTTTTTGTTTATTTAGAATTGCTGAAACCTCTTGGGAAAGATGGGTGCGCATAAAATGGGTAATCACGTTGCCTTTTCGAATATCTTGAAATCCACATCCTTCCATAGGACACCGAATAATTGGTCGTAATTCTGTTTCTTGAATCTGATCTCGGTGACGAGAATCTCTATGAAGATCCAGAATTTGCTGCGTCAGTGCTGTAAAATCACAGTATTGGCACTGAAATTCTCTGTTATTCTCATGTTTTTGATAATGATAAAACATTGTGCTACGGTGAATAGTGGTTTTATTACATTGGCTGCAAACGAAGAGTCCTGCCTCATTCTTATTATACTTGTAAGGCATTTTCAACTTAATAGGTGATTAGATTAATGCTGTGTATGTCTTTTAAAAAACTATTAAAAACCAGGGTTCAATTTTTCTGCAAACTACCTACTATACAAACTATCTACTACCTACTACCTTCTTTACAAACTACTTAGTCCTTAAAACTACTTTAGGATACTACTAAGCTTAAATATACTTTGGGAAACTACTATGCCCTTAATAAATTACTATTTGAAATCAAAATTGTAGACTTTCGGATGAGAAAGTCTATTCTATTATATTCAAAAAAATTATTTTTCATAAAGTAGAACACAATGGCACAGACAGTTGGAAGTAAGGCACAGGTTTGGCATGGAACCGCGAAACATACCTCGGGTGGTTTAACAAAGAAGGATTTGATGAAAACGAAGTCCGGTAGAATAGTTAGCCGTAAGAAGCATGCTGCGGGCAAGAAAGCCATTGCGCGTCTATACAAACTGGGCTACAAGCCCAAGAAAGGAACATTTCGTCTAATGAGTCGTTCTGGTCGTGTGACACGCCGCTCAAAGGGTGGAAGTTTGGCAGAGGATATTGCGAAAGGTTTCGGTAGTTTGACCCAGGCCTTATCAGGTGGCCCGTCTGTTTAATTGAGTTCATCTGCCACCCATCGCAATAAATATGCGATTTTCTCCCTATTAAGTTCATGAGTTCGTAAAGAATGAACAGGATCATACCAAAAAATGTTCCCGTTTTTTCCATCGACACGAGTCCAGCAAAGTCCCGCTCCGGCTGCGCGAATTTCTGTCAAAATCTCCCGAAATTCCTGAAAAGACCACCCTGGGCGATAAATACTTTGTAGAATGCTGAATATATGGTGCGCCTCCTGTGCTCCAATATCTGACTGAACTGGGAAAAAGATTGTGTCATAAAGTGTGGATAGACCTGAGCGAATCTTCATGGCATGCAAGTTAAAATGAATGATTGTTATTTTGTTTGTTGTCTGTGACATTGGTTGTAATTTGGCAAAAAAAGCATCAGGGATATCCAAATCTTCTATTATTATGAGAAGTGGATGCCCCCCAGGCTGTGCGACGAGATGCTGAATATAATTAAGTGAGAGTGACCAGTCCATAGTAGTCTGAATACGGAAAATGGCTTCGTATGACAATTTAATTGTATTGCTAATTGAATCCGCGTGAGAAGTCAGTAGTAATCTCCGTTTGAATGGTTCGCGAATATTTTGAATAGCATCAAGCACAGGGGGATATTTTCCAGTTGTAAAAGGACCTTGTAGGAGAATCCTGCTTCCATTGAGATTTGCCTGGAAAGCTTCAAGATGCACCTGGAGGTCGTTTTGAGATAATGAAGATGCCGACATTATTGAATGGAGTTTGCGATTAGTTGTTTTATTAATAGAGATACTTAGGTAATTTGTAAATGAACGCGTTGGATTATTTGATTACGATACTTCTATTGATTTGTGTTGACCTGGTTTGGCTTATGACGGCTGGCAGACTTTCCTTGAAAATGCTGGCGAAAATCCAGGGCAGTCCGGTTGTGATGCGTTTTTGGGCTGCGACCGTGGTTTACATCGCGTTGTCCTATTTAGTAATGAGTGCTGGCACATATTGGGAGGCGGTCGGATTTGGTGCTGCTACGTATGCAGTGTATGATTTTACGAGCCTGGCAACTTTGAAAGACTATGATTGGAAAATCGCAGTGGCTGACACAGTGTGGGGTGGAGTTCTTTTTGGAACGGTGTGGTATATTCGAAAAAAATATTTGGGATTTGCTGGTTGATTTGAAATTTGAAAAATTGAAAGAGATTTTGGGGAATGGGTTGGGGTGAGTGTGAAAAAATGTCGTCCACGTCCGCGCATACGTCCGCGCCCACGCCCGCGAAATATCAGCCGCCAACACCTGCCCCGTTACCAGAGGATTACGATGAATTTATTGCGTCACGCAGTGAGCGGGAACGTCAATTGCTCACACTTGCCCAGGAGAAACTGGCATCATCTTTTGTAGTTCAATGGTGTCATATGTATCAGCAGTGGAAAAAGAATAAAAATTCTACGAGTGCTTCATAGGATGAGTAGTCGTGAAAATTTGAACGCGCACTTTATTTAAATTTTTTATAGATTAATTCAATATCCACTATCATGGCTTCCTCTGGAATCTTCACGTCCCTCTTCTCTTTTCAGACTCCCAGAGGAGAAAGTAAATGTTTGCGCATCAAGGCTCCGATTCGCCAAAATAGACAGTCCGTCCATTTTACAATGCTGTTGGATACGTCTGGCTCAATGGACGACGAGAATCGTCTAAAAAATGTCAAGTGGTCCCTTAAACATATTCTAAAATACTTGACCGCTGAAGACAAAATATCTCTCATTGAATTTCACGAAAACGCACACATACTCTTTAAACAAAAGGAGGTAACTCCTGAGAATAAAATACTAATTGAACATACCATTGAGCGTATTAAGGCAGATGGCGGCACGAACCTATCGTCCTCTATTGTGGCGGCAAGAGAATGTCTGCTATATCAACCGGATACTTCGGCGACCTCGCCGTATATGAAGCACGGCGTTGTGTTACTTACAGATGGTCATGCGAATGAAGGAATTACAGAGCCACTAGAAATCAATCGCATTTTATCACGCGTCATTCAAGATTCGAGTGGAGCCTCCTTTGCCTGTATTGGATACGGTGTTCATCACAATTCGGAACTCATGCGTAGTATGGCAACCGAAGGAGGTGGCTCTTACAATGTGGTTCAAAATTTGGAGGATGTGGCAGAAGTATTTGCCAATATTCTCGGTGGACTTATTACATGCTCGGCGCAACAAGTAGAAATCATTATTTCGGGTAAATATACCGCCAAGAATCTCAATACCACCTTTGCAGTCCATTTCAATGAAGAGCTAAATCAGACGCGAATATTTCTTGGCGACCTACAAAGCGAAAATGAAGTTGTTCTTATACTTCCGAACGAAATTGATTCGGTGACTGTAAAGGGATATGATTTATGTAATTTGAACGCATTTGAAGAAATTGTTGAAAATTTTAGTGGTATTGTGACGGAGGATGAGAAGAAATTGGGTCTGGTGAATTATTTCCGCCTGGAAACGGCGTATTTTATTGATGATGTTCGCCAGGCGTTGATCTCGAGAACTCAATTCGAAGAGCTGCGAAATCGCCTGGTGATTTTGCGTGAACAAATTCAGATTGCGAATACAGATTCCGAACATCCTCTGTATGCACTGTTATTGGAGGAAATTTTAGAAATGGAGACAGCAATGAATCCAGTTGCTAATAATTTACGACAAACACAAGCGGAAGAACTTATTGCAATGGAAACTTCACATGTATTTTCTCAGCATTCCGCATATTTGTCACTTGGCCGAGGTGTTCGTTCTCATTTTACGCCGAATACTCCAAATTTGCGACAACTTAGTCGGCAAGCGTCTGGTGTCCCCCAACTGCAAGCTACTTTTAGCAATACTTTACAGCGACACATCAGTCAGGATTTGACCAGTCAAATTGATGAAAGTAATGTGGTAGGGGCTGTTGGTGCGGCTGGTGCGGCTGGGTCTGACACAGTAGATATGTCTAATGTATTGCCACGTTCCTTGCCTAGAATTACACGTAATTTTGTGCCGCCAATTCTAGAAAATCTTGATGCTAGGAATGAAGATGCAGATGGCACTTATGATGAAACAATGTTGTGTCCAGCGTATATACCCGTCTCACCTATTATACATCAATGAGAATCTAAACAACTAATGATAATATAATGTAAATGGACACTCCCAAACTTGTGGAACTTCTTGAAGTTTTCGGGTCGGATTTGACTGTTGTAAATGCGGCGCGTGTGAGTTTTGCCAAAGAGTCAAAAGAATTGGATGAGCGAGACGAGAAACTGTTGCGTTACTTGGCTCGTCATCATCATGTAAGCCCTTTTTTTCATCCCCAGGCGCGTTTCCGTATTAAAATGCCTATTTTTGTGGCACGGGAATGGTTTCGACACACGGTCGGATTTGCCAGGAATGAGGTGAGTCGGCGTTATGTAGACTTTCAGCCTGAGTGTTGGATTCCTGAGCCCGAGTCCGTGCGTGCGAGGGACCCCAAGGCGAAGCAGGGGTCTCGTCCTGAACCTGTAAAGGATGCCGAGGTAGCGCATCGAATCATGGCAAATACAATCAATGATTCGTTGGAAGCATATGACCGTCTACTTTCCTATGGAGTTGCACCTGAAATTGCGAGGGCTGTTTTGCCTCAATCTATGTATACGGAATTCATTGAAACTGCGAGCTTGGCAGCATATGCGCGGCTGTGCTCTCTACGACTGGATCCAACTGCACAGAGAGAAATTCAGGAATATGCTCGGCTTGTTGCGGATGAAATGGAGAAAGCATTCCCAGCCTCCTGGGCCCTGGCTGAAACTTGGCATAGTGCCGCCGCCCCTGCCGCCGTCCCAGTCCCTGCCGCCGTCCCAGTCCCTGCCGCCGTCCCAGTCCCTGCCGCCGTTCCTGTCCCTGCCGCCGTTCCTGTCCCTGCCGCCGTCCCAGTCCCTGCCGCCGCCCCAGTCCCAACCCCAGTTTCAATCTTGCCCCAGCCATTACAGCCTCCCCCACAACTTGAAGATACATATCTACGATATTGGGGCTGTTAGGTCACTTTGCCAATCCTCCAATCCATGATACAAACACGACTACTGCAATAATCTGAGCTAGACGCCCCGCTGTAAAATCAATCTTCGACATTCTTTGCAAACTTCGATTAAAATCCGATGGAATATTACAAAAATGACAAATATCAGTATTTATATCTGACACACTTCCCGAGGAGGTTATGTTTAGCCAGTCTTCTTTGACTCGATAAATCCTCAGACCAAATAAACTCTTATATATTAACATCATTCTATCAATGTGCACCTGAATAGGAAATACTTCCTCCAAAAGTCTCTTAGCACAATCACGTGTTATTATATACGCGGTTGTGTTATGAAAAGTATCCAATAATTCTAATTTTTCATCACCCCCTTTGCCATCATCCGTCGCAATAACTCCACATCGCCTATGTAGGATACACAGGTCATATCTCTTATTATTTATAATCGCAGATTCTTCCCACAATTGTCGTATTTTTTCTCCGAAATCTGGCGGGACTACACAATCATCCTCCATTACGATACACACTTCCGTGTTGGATTGAACGAGCCATTTCCATATCCCAACGTGACTCAAATAACATCCAATGGCACCAGCACTATTAATATCCTCCCATGCTCTTCTCAATTTCTTACTTATATTTCTCTTGACACGAAAACTTATTCGTTCATCTGAAGTAATATTTATGGTATTACCGTCAATAGCAGCCCATCTCTTTATAGCATCACTTCCTAAATTCCGAATTCCCTCTTGAGAAGTAAATTCCTGCCAGCGATCCTGACGCCTATCCAGATTAATACAGAAGATGGGTATTTTACCAGCGGATGTTCTAGTATCGGCCATTTGATAAACCAGTCAATACCTACTTGGTTCTTCCATAATGTTTCCAGAGTAGCCAGCCACAAAATCCTGCCAGTCCAATTTCCGCCATCCGCATTGACCAGAAGTCTATTTTCGACACTAGGCGATTTGTCTTGTAAAATTCGGTGTCATAATTACACAGGGGACAGTAATCTATCGGTGTAATGTCAGATGGACTGCCGAATTGAGTTACATTAATCCATTTGGGATTTATACAATAGAGTTTGAGACCATATACGAATTTATACAGACATATCCATAAATCAATGTGTTCCGTAATAGGATAAACATTCGCTAAAAATTTTCGAGCCGTGTTTTTAGTAATAATATAAAATTGTGTGCACATGAAAAAATCGACTTTCTTCACAAAACGTTCCACAGGTTCCTCATTCATTCGCGCAGTTGCGGCCGGAACTATGAGATCATACATTCCATTTTGTAATATTACTGAATTATCTACAGCAATTTGAAGTCTTTTAGAAAAATCAACGGGAACTTTGGCATCATCTTCAAAAACTATCATTGCATCGTGTTCCGAATCTACCAGCCATTTCCAAATACTGATATGACTTAGAGCACAACCTATACCTCCCACTGAATTCAAATCTTCATGAGAACGTCGCCATTTTTCTTTTATGTTTCTCTTTGCAATAAGACTCACCCTTTTGTCACTCAGCCATTCTATATTTTTTCCCTCGACCGCAGACCACCTTTTTAGTTGTCCCGACTGAATCATCCTAACGCAGGCTGGCTGTGAAGAGAATCTTTGCCACCTATCTTTTCTTCTATCAAGATTCACACAAACTGCTGGAAGATTTTCAATATTTTTAATCATAGTAATTTCTTTGCACCCTACACTATATAGTCATATTTTTGTCTGCAATTTTAACCGAGGGGCGCATGTGAGTTCCCTAGCCAGCCCCCAACCAGTCATAAATTTGAGCCCAGATCGAATTAATATTCTACAGAAAATGTCCGCCTGTGGCCACTTGTCCCTACTCATGGGCTGTATGTTTGCCCAGAAAACTACAGAGCTTATTCGACGAATTCGCAGATATCGCTCAATAGGATTCAATGTTCTTGTCATCAATTATATTGCCGACAATCGCTATGATTCCCAGGGAAGTTCTCAAAAAATCGTAACACATGATAAAGAATCCTTTGATGCAATTAAAATTAGTAGTCTCGCAGAAATCGACAACACAATACGAAATACACCCTATCAAGTTATTGTAATTGATGAAGGACAATTCTTTCCAGATCTATTCAAATACGTCACCGCCTGGGTGGATTCTATGAATATTCACCTTGTAGTGGGGGGACTCAGTGCTGATAGTGAGCGTAGGCCATTTGGAGATATGCTACGACTAATACCGCACGCCGACGAATTCCTCCAATTAACGGCTCTGTGCTCAGTATGCCGCGATGGAACTCTGGCACAGTTCTCCAAATTTCTCGGAAATCAGGTCAAACAGGAGAACCAGGTGGCAGTCGGTGGTCAGAACGAGTATATTCCAGTTTGCCGTCGCCATTTCCTATCCAGTCACGATCAAACCGAAACAGCCCATTCATCAGTCTTTTCCTCTCCGCCCAAATAATATCATCACGAATTCCTCGTAATTCGGATGGAGATAAGTAAAAGACAGGATAGTTATACACATTTGAAAGCCTTTTTTTACATTTCGTCGATGGAATGATAGGCGACGGTAATGGCATTATAGTGGTCAGTAAATCAAAACTAAATTGAGTTACAGCACTCATATCGTTTCCTATTTAGTTCGTGTCTTTATTTTATTACTTAAAATAAACCCATGAACTGTTAGATAGTCTGTGAAGGCAGGTGGAAATTAATGAAATTATCAGCACCAATCCTTCTTTCACAATTAGTATACATGTTTATTTTGGCTATTTTTGTAATTGTATCTACATATGTTGTTCAGAGATACATTGATTCTTATTTGAATTCCCAGGAGGCATTTCAGAATCCGGACCCGAGCCAGGATTATCGTTCCCAGGCAAACTACAAACGCCAGATGGCTTCTATTATGACTCACTTCAAAGGTGTAAGTGGACGGCGCAAAGGATTTAATCCGAATTCTTCCCAGGAACCTGTTCCAGAGGACGAGCGATGCCTGGTAAATTATTATGCTCTTGGATGTCGTATTGCGGGATATTTAGGACCGTTTATGGATGGTTATTTGGATCCAGCCGAGGCCGTGGCAATTGCCTCCCAGGCGGGCTGTCGTGTTTTCGTGATTGATATAGACTACATGGGGTCTACAAAGAATGCATATCCCAGAATCGTTGTTCGTGATCGCCAGAATAAGTCCGTGGCAGAGACTGTGTCCAATGGAGCAGAGCAACAGACCGACAAAAATTCTAATATTCGCCAGGTAGCAGACGCCATCGCACTCAATGCCCTACAGAGTTCTCTACCGCAGTCAAGTGACCCCGTCATCCTAGTTCTCAATTTCCTACGTCTTCCAGGTTCCAAGAAATCCGACGTGACTCTTGATTTTTATTCGGCAGTGGCAAGAAATCTTGAGCCCCTTTATCAATACATGCTTCATAATGAGTCAACGGGAACATATAACAGGCAATCACAGGAAGGTCGTCTCTTAACCAATCCTATTTCTTCCTATTCAGGCAAAGTCCTTGTATTCTCCAATGCGGATACGTCTGGATTTCGCGATGCTCCCGCTGGGAAATATACGGCCAAACAGGATTTGGATTTCCTGGTGAATCTACGGCTATATTATAATCAATCCAAGATTGGTGTGACTGAATCACCACAGGGCCAAGTATTTGGTCTACTTGAAAAGGTGGGTGATTATCAAATAATTCCTTCGGATCGCAAAGACCAAATCATAGAGCGCATGAAACTTCAATGGACTATTGTTCTTCCGAATGACCCAGCCTTCTCTCCTACAAAGGAAGAATTCGAGAAAGCAAGTAGTTTTGGAGTCAACTGTGTTCCAATTGCCATCTGGGATGAAAATATTGGAACGAATCAGGATTATATTTTTAACGCCCGCCAGGGTGTCTTCCCTGTATTTAGTATCAAGGCGAAACCTGCCGAATTGCGATACAAGAAACCACGCGCCATTGTTCCTCCAACGCCCTCGCAGCAACTAGATGCGAAGGGTGGGTCTCTGAGACAGCCCATTTAGACCCTAGAATATAGAAAAATGAGCATATCGGGCCCGCAAAGAAGGTCTGTGGGGTATTATGCGTGCCATATAATAATATATTGTCGTCTATAGAAAAGGCAGCGCATATCTGCTAGATGGAATACGATAATTTTGGCGAATTACCATCGCAGCGCTTGAAACAGGAGGATTTTCAAAAACAACTCGAGAGAGTTGCTGAAATTGTGGCCATCGCACAGGAAAAAATAGATTACGCCAATGCGCACAACCCTAATATCCAGAAAGCCATTCAAATCGTTGAAAGATTTCTACGTAAAACCCACAGAATTTGCTATGGTGGTCAAGCTCTCAATGCGCATTTACCCAAAGCCTACCAATTTTACGACCCAGAGCATACAGTTCCCGACTACGATTTTTTCACACCCGAGATGGATAATGACTTGGTAGGGATAGTCCGCGATTTACAATCTGCTGGTTTTCGAGAAATCAGTGCCCGCCTGGGAATTCACGAGGGAACAATCAAAATCTATGTGGATTACTATCCTATTGCGGATATTACACAAATGGAACCCGCTCTATATTCCCTATTAAGTGAACGGGCCATTGTTCATAATAAAATATCCTATCTGGATGCTGATACTCTGCGAATGTTAATATACTTGGAACTGAGTCGCCCCAAAGGAGAAGTCGCACGATGGGAGAAGATTTATCAGAGACTACTTCTCTTGGATAATTTTGTTCCTCTTGGGCGCTCGAATGCTCTGTCAATGAAGCGCAGAGATGGTGTGGTGAAAGGTCTAAAAAATCCGCTGAATAAAAATGAACACGGAGTAATAATGAAATATATCATACAAAATAACAGGGTTTTTGCTGGAGCAGACCTAGTTAGTTTCTATGATAGAATGCTTACTATTCGAAAGCAGAATAGAAAATCGAAGTCTGGCAATGAACGATTTCAAATAGGAAACAAATATCCGATTATTTTTTTCGTAAAAGATTTACACAAGGAGGGTCAGTTAGTTAAAGATATTCTACAAGATACGATTGTGATGTCGACAAAACCGAATAGGAAAGTAAAACAGGTAGTGGGGAATTTGTATTCGGCCATTAATGGCGATATGTTGCCCGAGATGCTAATACTTTATAGGGGTTCCAGGGCCGCTGCATTATTAATCCAGGAATCGGCGTGTCATTCCTATTATAATTTTGTATTAAATACTGGTGAAAATCTGAAAATAGCGAGCGTGGACACCCTGGCAACTCTCTATTTTGCCCTGGGGATTCGTGGGATGGGGGCGAAACGTGTAGGGGATGAGGCGGCATTCCTGTCGGCGTTTGAGAGTTTGGCAAGACAGGTCGTCAGAATTACTCGAGATGCCAGGGAGAATCCTGGAAAATTTCCTTTTCCCTATATAGCCCTTGAATGCGAAGGTGAGCAGAAGTCATTTGAAAGTCTCATCAAAGAGAAAGTTCAGCGGTTGCGTCGAGAATCCGTTCGTCAACGATTACGTTCTTTAAAGGAATTAGTAAAGAATCCTGGTAAAATAGAAAGAAATCGGCGATTTAATAAAACAGTGAAAAATTAATTGGTAAAATCGGACTTGTGATTGTAGACAAACCTAGATTTCTTTATTTCCGAGGGGAGGAAGGGGAAGGCACTATCTCTAACTAAATTTCGATTTTTACATCTGCCGCAATTTCTCCTGATTCAGCGCGATTTTTTAGGCGCTGCATGGCATTCGCCTCCTTTTTGAATTCGATCATTTTATTTCGTATATCTTGCTCAGCTCCTAATATTTCTACAAGTCGTTCGGACGCTCGTCCTTTTATATTCTTATTTGTTGAGTCTATACTCAATACACATCGTATAATTCCGTCTTTTTCTTCACAATTCTGAGAAATTATATCGATGAAACTTTCTTTCACAGGTGCCTGGGAACCTTTTGGAAGATTTGTCAGAGCCTTTTTCGTGTCCTCCTGTATTTTTTTCATCTGTTTTATTCCATATTCCAGACTATCCATGTATGCTTTTGATTCATAGGGCATCTGCTGGCTTGTTAGACTTACGTCCAATTTTGGAGGAAACTCCACAGAGCAATCTACGAATGTTTTTTCTTCACGTAGACTTATTAGGCGAACATATTCTTTTACAGTTCCTGTGCCTACTGCAGCTCCTCCGTTTCCTGTTTCGTTTGAACTTTGTTTCTCATAGTCTCTACCCGTTTCTAAAAAAGGAGTCCAAAGGGCACAAAAATCTTTATGTAATTGTAAGAATTGTTCGTAGGCCCCCTGAAGAGCCTGTAATTCCTCTCCAGTTGGATTGGCTTTTTTAAGAATTTCTTTGAGTTTATCTGGGGACATTTTATTCGAACCATCTTCGAAGGTTTCCGTGGTTTTTATGGATACAATTATAGTTCGTGAATAAAAAATACTGGATAGGGCGATTAGAATAATTATGAGACACCCCGCAAGTATTATTTTGGTTGAAAGATTTCCACGGATTACCATGGCACACCCTATTTGAACTTAATATAAAATGGCAAGAGCAATCAGTGGTAATTAAAGGCAAACAGATTAGAGGTCTATAGACCATGTCCAGCACTGCCGTCCCAGATTCAGGATGTTATTCAGCGGGATGCGACCTAATAACAGAGGGGGGCAATTTCAGCTCCGCTCTGACGGATCAGAGGGCAGTAAAAACCATAAAATGCTCGGCAGCGCCGCGAGGGTCAGGGCAGAATGGCATTTGTCCTCAGCCTACATACCTATCAAGTCCTTCTTCCAGGGGCGGTAATAGTTCCCAGGCATATTTAATCGGACAACTTCAGCAAATAAATCAATGCGGTGGATTTGTGCAGAGCACTGGAACTCTTTCTGCCTATTCCGCTCTACAAATTCCTGTCCCCCAGCCATGTTCTTTGGTGGCGACTCCACAAGGAAAATATGCGACGTCGGCCAGCCGATTCCAAATATATAATCGAAGACAGAATCCCGTTGTATGTCCTGGTCCAACTACGGCGGAATTGAACTCTACAATGCCGCAGGCACAGGCTCAAAAATATTGTTTTAATCAGCCGAACATAGTTCAGTGAGTGTGGGAGTTAAATCGTGGTGTGTTACAATCTCTTTATGAAATAGCGTATGATAGCTGTGTAATGGATTGTTTTATATGTATGGAACGGTGTTCTTTTTTAGAAACTCGATTTATTAAGGAATATGTTGAAGTCCCGTGCGCATGTACATTTTTCGTTCATATAAAATGCTACAATGACTGGAGACTCACTACAACAATGCTTTGCCCTATTTGTCGTATTCATGAAAAGAGCAGAGAAGTTCAAAGAGTGAATAATTATGATACATGTGTTCGATTGACATGTATTTATTTATTTATAACTATAATGGTTTTTCTATTTTTTCAAAGTTTAGAAGATTATAACCATAATTATCGACATTTCTATAACAATTTATTGTAAAGGCGCAAGCTCAAGCTTGAAGCACAAGAGCTCTTGCATATGCTTACAAAAAGCAAATATTCTATAAAATATATTATAAATATAACATTTTATAGAATTTTGATTATAATTTTCAACAGATGGAAAGGAAGATGTCGTATAAATCCTTTTTTGAAAAAATATAATTTCTTTGTTATTCTTAATAAAGACGTTAAATTCAGTTTCTTTTAGTAAAGATTCATTACATTTATTACACCAATAATATGGACCATGAGGATTAGGAGCAAATAATGAAAAAATACGATATTTTCTAGTAATTCTATCTTAGATTTTGTATCTATATGAAAATTTGCTATCTTTAATTTACATCTATTACAATTCGGAGTATATGAAATCGACGCAATTTATTTTTAGGCTTTTTCTTAGTTATTTCTACTTCTTTACACTTGCCACTACCTTCTTCTTAATAATGGGCTTGCGCACAGGAACAGGCACAGGTTCCATGTCCTCGGCATCATCATCAGCAACACTCTCAGGCACACCTGCCGCGGCCGACGGCATAACTGCGGCAACTACGCTGGCAACGGATGAAGCAGGCTTTGCTACAGGTGCCGACTCAAATACCTCATCGTCATCTACAAGGGCAGTCTCATCATGAGAAGATTCTGTCGCCCGTGCCATCGTTGACGTCGCGGTAGTCTGCCGAGGCTGCTCAGACGGGTCAAAACCCACGAAGGCGAAATCCTTCATCTTCTGTGGCAGATGATGAATAATCATCTGCTTGACCTTCCACGTCAGGCCATACTTGCTTCCTGCGAACCATACCCCAGTGCACTCCAGAAGACCCGTAGCAGTCGCACCCTTCACTAGTAAATCTTCCACTGGAACTCCGCGATAAGGTGTGCCACTCTCGTCAAAGAACTTCGCCTCGAAATCACCATTAATCTTACGCAGCTTTGCCTTCGTCGTAGGCGGATATGGCAGAGGATTGCCCTCCTTGTCCTTACTCAATTTCAGAGTAGGCGTGTAGAATGCGCGAATCACCTGCTCATTCAACTCGGACTTGAACCACACCTTGCTATTCTTTACACCCAACTTAATCATGTGATCATCGAGTGCCTGGAGTGCATTGTGATACTGCTGTAGAGCCTCTCGATCCTGCATTCCGCGGAAACTCAACTCGACACTGTATTCGGCAGTTCCATTTTTGTCGAATACACCTAGACCGAATGGCAGCACCATTTGAGTAGCCGTCTGCATAACGAGCTTCTCGCCGCCATAGTTCAAATACGATGACTTTGCGCCCGTCTTTTCATTTACCTTAGGAACAGTTACAGTAATCTTGTTGACATCAAAGGAAGAAGGTAGAGTTACACTGGACATTCTAGAATATAGGCCTTTGAACTTTCAAGTTTATAAATCTAAATCTGAAGACACCCTTAGGCCGAAAACCGATTCAAATTTTCTGGCAGGGCGCGGACGTGGAATCGGATAATGAATATGCGCCTTGGATTACAAGTATATGAAATATGTTGAATCCAATTCACTATGAACTATCAATAGATTCTTCTATATAGTAATTATTGAAATTGAAATGGATATAGATGTAATTTTTTTTGAAACTGACTCAAGTTCTTAATCAGTTTAGCCGATATTTAATAAAATCAATGAAAAACCAATGGAGAATGATGAAAAATAGAGGAAAAATTTCTTTGAAAGTTCTTAAACATTTTTTTCAAGATATTTTTACAAATTTCTCCCATGTTTCAATGAAAAAAAATCAGACGCATACGGGAATAGCCTGCTAAACCTAAACAGAAATTGAAAACTGTCCGAAACACACCCAAAAATTTGATTCGATTTCTACCCTATTTGCTCGGTAGATTACTGCGTTTAGTTCATGTCAGCAAATACCACCGGTACAAATACGATGAGCACGGCAACCCCTGTAAAGAGCACGAAGCGTGTAGCTAAAAAGGATGTTACTAGCACGGAGACGCTAGCAACCCCCTCTGTTGCGACGACTGCGACTGTAGCCCCTGTAGCCCCTGTAACCTCTACTGCTTCTACCAAGGTAAGTAAGAAGGCCGCCGCCGCTGCAGCTGCCTCCACGACGGTCTCCACGACGACGGCCACTGTAGCTCCTGTGGCTGCCGCCGCGACTCCTGTAGCGACGACTACTGCTCCTGAGGCCCAGGCCGTTCAGGTCACGAATGAGCCCGTCCCGCAGATGAGCGTGGCCGATGAGATTGAGGCGCTCATCCGCCGCACGTCAGAGCTGCGCGATGCCACCAACGAGCAGCTGCGCTCTCTCCAGCGTCTGCAGAAGCACGTGGCGCGTGAGCTGAAGGAGGCCTCCAAGCGCCGCCGCAATAAGCGTAAGTCAGAGGATGGTGAGAATGTGGTAAAGCGCCCCACGATTTTCACGACGCCTGTTCCTCTGAAGGATGAGCTGGCCGCTCTACTGGGCAAGTCCAAGGGAACGCACATGACGCCTGCCGAGGTGACGAAGGCGGTGCGCTCATACATTGATACACACAACCTGAAGGATAAGACGAATGGCCATATGATCCACCCTGATGCAAATATGCGCCGTGTGCTGGGTGTGAAGGAGGGCGAGGTGCTGACCTACCGCAATATCCAGAAGTTCCTATACAAGCTGTATGACCTGGAGAAGAAGAAGGTGACGACGGCAACTGCGTAAAGACTTCATAGAGTGTAATGAAAATTGATAATGTGAATTAAAATATACAAGATAAAATATAATATTCTTAAATAAAGAAAAAATACAATATATTTTTTCTTTGCTTTTTTCTATCAGACCCATCATCTCATCATCTCATCATCCCATCATCCCATCATCCTCTCATCACCCCCTATTTAGTAAACTCGGTTCCGCCGCAAAAGCTTGACTACTCCGCCAAATGCTCGGCTCCCTGGTTTAATGCGGGTAATTACGATATACTCTCCAGTATGAATATGGCACTAAAATATCAGCTCCGTTATATCTTCTACAAATTTCTATAAAATGAAACCAATCTTTTTTATTCATTTTGAATCCATTTAAAATTGTCTGTAAATTATATGTCTGAGCAAAACCACGTTCATCCAACGGGCGGACAACATTATTATAACCTAGTGCCAACATATCCGAATCATTCGAAATTATACAATCAATCATTTTATTATTAAGTAATTCACCAAAATATAAATCAGCTTCATAGGGAGCAACAATAATTCTATTTTTGTCAGGCCACCAGTCCCGTATTTTTTCCTTAACTTTCTCAACATAATTGCCTTTCGGCGCCCAAGACTGAATACGAAGTTTTTCAATATATTCCTTTAACTTATGCTTTTCAGCCAAATTTGCATCATCATCTAATTTATTAGCATCATCCTCGAGTTTTTTAATTAATTTCAATGTAGTAGCCCGTTTTTCTTTGAGTGCGGATAATTCTGGTTTGCGTTCTTCAGATACCTTTCCATCAAATACAAATACTCCTTTCTCGCACTTGTCAATGTATTCACTTAGCATTTCCTTAATTACATCCGGATTCCCCTTACTTTTATGAATAAACCAAAATATATCAATGCCCAATTTTCTCCCCTCGATTGCATCTGATATTTTTTGTTTTTTACTATATTTTTTTACTAGGGTAAATAATCCATTTACTCCCATGGTGTCATATTCATACTTCAATATAGCACTATGTCTCTAAATCAATTTCACCGACCTCTCAAACGTCGGATTTCGCGCAAAAACGTCCTCTACAACTCTCGGCGAAGTCAGGCGCAAACTATTGCCCGTCTCTACTGGCGCAGGCAAATTCTTCCCCAGCCACCTTTTAACGATTGGCTCTCTCCCAATTGTATATCGCCAAGGAAATTCCTGGGAATCGGCGGCCTCGACGCCTATATAGTCGATAATTTTCCTGCTCTGTCCAAGAATCCAGGCTACCTGCATAGAAAAGTATTTCTTAGCCAGCTTGACCGATCCTCCAGCCATGAAACAACACCATATCATTTCAGCCCATGCCTCTGTCCTCGCTTCTACCAAGTTCAGCCCGAATTCAAAACGGTCCGTGCAGAAGGCATGAAGAAGTTCATGAATAAGAACACGCGTGGCATCCTCGGCACGAAAAATATAAATCGCCAGGCTTTCCTGACAAGGATAACAGTATCCTCCATTTATATTTTGCGGGCCAATCTTGGCACCATCTTCAGGGAATAACCTCAGAATAGCCGAGGCAACTAGGTAAATTCGAATCTTTCTTCGTCGATCCTTTGGACAGAACGCCCTCAGAATTTCACTCCAAAGTTTTAATGGAATATTACTCGGTCCGACGATTGAAATATCTGGGAATAGCACGACTATCCTGGCAAAATCTGAACAAAAAACACGACAATCTATCTGTCCCTTTTTGAAATCCTCCCAGGCAGTTTGGCGAATACGAAGAGGGTCGAATTCACTCGTCTTTGAAGACCCGAACTCATTTTCGAGATTTTTCATATCTTCAGCATCAAGACCATGTCTATCGAACTCTTCCCATTTCGGGAATTTCCCTGGTGAAATTGCCGCGCGTTTAACAATGGCACACGTTTCGATAATTACATAATCTTCTATAAAGTCCATTTTAATGAATTCTCAGACGTCTTGCCAGTGACGTCTATCTTCTTACTCTGGCGAATTTTTCTCCCCAATTCAGCAAAGTTACTGTGGACTTTTTCCCAAAACACAGGTATTCTATACGATGGTATTAGATACCATCCGCCTCCACTTTCAACATTCGCCAAAAATTTCCATAACACTTTCTTATCTTCTTTCGATAACCAAGTAATTTCATCAACTACTTCCATCCAGTATTGTAGAACATCCGTCCATCTTAAATTTCTTTGTAGGCATACATAGATCCATTCACGAACTTCTCCAATTACTTGAAAAGAATTCATAGTGGTCCATTTTTCAAATGTTTGACGAAAATACGTTAGCCAACAATCTTCTTTCGCATTAGGTTCCCATGTTTCTTTGTATTTCTGAAATAATTTGTCCGCGCCTGCTACAGGAATTTCAAAGCAATAATCTTCCAGACGATTACAGACTGGTAATTCTGTTGTTAATAATATACTAAAATTATCGTATTTTTCAAGCGTTTCCTGAATAAGAAGAATACTTTCGTCCGTAAGGAGATGGGCGTGATATAGAACAAGATAACGGGCTTGTAGATTTGTATTTGTCAAAGTTAAATCCTTCTGTCCAGTCCATCTTTGTAGGATAGATGAAAGGAAAATTTTATCTGACATGGACATACGAGCTACATCAAATCCAAGATGGATTTTTGAATATTCATACGGAATTTTCTTCCCTTCAAGCTCTTCCTCGCTGCCTACGCCCCCTCCTCCACCGCCGCCTACACCTCCACTTCCACTACCACTTCCCGCATCCTCCGAACCATTCCTTGTCACACTGTCACCATTTTTATTCATAATCCAAATTCCATTATTAATTTCTAATTTTTCATTTTCAATTTCTTCTCCCTTTTTATAGGATTCCTGGAGAAAACGAAGTAACGCCGTTCTCTTTCCTGAACCCTTTGAACCTCTCCAGGCATAAGACAACATTTTATTACAAGAAAATATTGAAGATTTAGATTCTGATATTTATGTTTTCTCAAGTTAATTCATTCATCGGATGGTTAAAAGTTCAGCCTAAAAAAATGTATTCAGAACTATTAGACAGCCCATCTCTGTGTGTATCAAATTAAATGTCTTTAATTAAATCCAAACATTCATCAAAAATAACATCCAATCCATTTCTTACAATTCCTTTTCAGTCATTTGAAATAGAAAATACATATATTTTACCCCCACAGACAGATTTTAAAGGTCGTAAATTTATTCAACTGTGTTACAAAGACTCATCCGTTGAAATTCAAGATTTACCAATACTTATTCCCCCTCTAAAAGTCCATCATTATGATTTAAAAAAATCAATGTTATTTCTTGAAATTGATAAGGCACATCCATTTTATCAGAAAATATATCTTCTTCAGGAATTTATAGTTCACACTTTATATAATTATCAAAATTTACTATTTCCGCAACTTTTTGATAATAATACTCAAAACAATTTTACCGAATCAAAAAATGTCAAAATCTTCCTATCAAGTTCAACTCCTCAGTCTTGTGAATCAAAAAATATGTCGATATCTGATGTGCGAAGTTTTTTCCAAATGCCACTCCGTGAAAATATATTCGGACTTTATGTTCATCCGAATACTGAAATAAATATTGGTAAATCTCATACTCCTATTCAGGCTTATCAACTGGCACCTGGAACCTATATTCGCGCCTTGATACGTCTATATAATATCTTATGTGTAAATTCCCATGTTCATAATAAAAAATATCTTCGTATTCAGCATTCTATTCCAACAGTATGGTATGTCGGGCCACCAAAGATTCTATCGCGCCCTCAATTTAGCCAAAATACTGAATCAGATAAATGTCTAATTATTTCGTAATACTTGCGACAATCACTGCCCAGAACCCGAGTCCAAGTGATAGGCATGCTATTGTCAAGCAGAAATAAATACTTAACACATCACTTGTGGAAATATATAGAACGGAACCTAGCCAGAAGAGAATGATTCCAACAGTAACGATTATACTTATTTGCGTAATTCTAGGCTTCAATGTATTCCAATCATCATTATTACCCAAAAATTGCGATGCCTGGCCGACTGCTGTGCTAAATAGGGCTATTGAGATTATGAATGACACAATATAAATCCAATCTCGCACTCCGAATGATTTCAGTTTTGTCATAGTATCCGTGAGAACTGCGGACGCAGATGGACCAGATGCCGATGTTGACCCCGTATTACTGGAAGTAGCACTGCTGCTCATTCTATATACAGTCCCTATCTGGACTAGACATTATGTTTTTTGCGGCCGAAATCATCGCCTACGACTTAATATGTGTTGGTTGAAAAGCCGACGAGACGAATTTTTTCATGGCCTCAGGGCTATATGGAAAAGCATTCGTATTAATTCGCGAAATTATGAAAAGTAAAAATAAGAGCAATAAAACTCCTCCAATACGGAGAAGGACATTGGCTGCTTGAAAATTAAATTCATCTTCGCCATCAGGACTGGATACACCCATTTCTATCAGGAAGACCGACAATATTTCTTCCTTTATAGTAAGGCACAGGGTCAAACTGGCTACAGTTATTTAGATATTTGATAAATGCCCGAATATAAAACAAAAAAATATAAAACACATGTAAAAAAATATCCACTGCCTATTACAAGTATTCAAAGGTGTAGAATAACACGGAAAAATAAAAAGGGGGCGACGTCATGTCTACCAGGTGAAATCTTGGATAGTATTCCTGAAAATATAAAGAAGTCCTGTTCTCCAGGAGCTGACCACTGTATACTTGATAGGGCAAGTAATGTAATGAATGAGACCGAGCGAAAACACGCCCGTATGCTCTTGCGTCCAAGATACCCTACAGAGTGGATCAATGACCCTGATGCGTGGCTTGATAATTTACAGATTGAGTCCGTAATGACACAATTTGAACAGGATACTCCGCAATTTAAATTTTACGGCGTTTTCCCAATAGATTTCTCAGCGCCGAATCCTTATCAGCAGCCAAAATCCGATGGCAGTCCCTCGGCTCAGAAATGTTTAAATGAAGAGCTGTGTAATATACAACTTGCCAGGGAATATGAACAGGGATTTCGTGGTTTAGGGGCGATTTTTAATCTGGATCCTCATTTCAAATCAGGAAGTCATTGGGTAGGACTATATATAAATATTCGTAATATATCCATACCTGAGGTCTATTATTTTGATAGCTATGGCATGCGAGTGCCGAGATTAATTGGGCGTCTCATGAAATCCTTTAAATTCCAGAATAAAAAAACGAGACTTATGTGGAATTCGAGACGATTTCAATTTAGTGATACGGAATGTGGTATGTATAGTATGTATTTTTTAATAGCAATGTTGTCTGGTATATCTTTTAGGCGTTTTTGTCATTTGGCTGTGCCTGATGGAGAAATGTATAAATTGCGTAATATTTTATTTAGTAAATGAGGTTATTTATTGATTTTTCTTATTGATTGGGTTATTTGGTAATGTGCCAAATGATTGTGAGTATATTTCCGATTTCTCCTGTTGAATTGCTTGAAAGGTCATTTTGTCTGTCTTATTTTTGGTGAAATTCTCAGACTTCTGCTCACCAAAATGAACCGTGTTTTCATCGGTGTCCGCATCGGCGTCCGCATCGGCCTCGACCATTTCCTCTGTTCCTGCCATTTCTTTTTCCTTCTCCAATTCAATTTGTTCAATTACATCAAACCACGCATTCTCATATGCATGTCTGTAAATTTTCATATTAAGAGCTTGCTGACGACGCAAATCCAATTCATATCCATTTAGAGTCAAATTAGCCAAATACCATTCCTGGTCTTCGTAGTAATCAACTGCCAGAAAAGTAATAAATAGTAGAGATGCAATAGATGATGATACAGCCCACCAGATTACTACGTCACCTTTGCCAGATGTCGCCAAAATATCGATGGATTTTACCATAGCATAACAACCCGTCATCCCGAGGGTCATAAATACCCCGAATGGCACAATATTCTTCAGGAAATAGAATAGCACATTTGTTAGATAAGACTGAAAAGTCATCTCATTTTTATCGGTCAGCTCATTAACTGTTTCCGTTTTCAAGTAATTGTATGATTCCGATTTATCATTTGAAACAGTATTTGATGAATCATGCGTTTCTACATACGTATTCTTCCAGTTTTCTCCATTTTCAGAATCAAACTCGGACGTGGCAAGAATCACGGGAACGGAATTTAGTAGAGGTGACGCGTCCATATTGATTGTAATATGCTCCTTTGTAGTGTCAATTTGACAATCTAGGATTTTTAACACCTGCCTTACATTACATTCGTCTGATTGCACAGTCAATTTTTTTGCGAAAGGTGTCTGTATTCGTTGGTCTAAAACCTCAATAAGAACAGGAGGAAAGATTAGAATCATGAATACAGGGAGGGGTAGAATTGGTGTGCCACGAAATGGTCCAGGACAAGAAGAAGCGGTTCAAGGAAATTTTTTTGGGCCAATGAATCGTTCAAAATTAATGGATGTTGTTATACAAGATTTTCAGCGACGCTCAGGAGGACTCAATCAAAAACAGGTCGAGCGTCTCAATAAGACTCTCGACCATTATATGCGAGAGGTCTACAATTATGAAGGGTCCAAACCTATAGCGTATCTTAATAAGGCAGTCGTCGGCGCTACTGTTCAGGATTTTGACAAATATCTTCAGCGCCAAAATTCCATTTCCGCTTCTCAGCAGACGCCACAGCAGACTCTCCTGGCTCAACCACCGCCTGGCCAGAGCCTCCAAACGCCCTCTGGCTATTTACAAAACGAGCCCGCGATGCCCTCGACTGATATGTTCGAGGATACGAGTCGCCGCTATGAAGCCATCCAACAGCAGAGAAATGAGGGTCGTGTTCAGCCTCCACCCATGCCCGATTTCCGTATATCGCTACAGGAAGATACGCTCTCACCTGCAACACTATATGAGCAGGCAAAACGGGCCAGAGAGAACGAGGCTGCAGCACAGGCATCCCAGGCTGCTGCTCTACGTCCCCAGCAACAACCACCTACTCCTCTCCTGCCGACGACCCTTCCCCATCCCCAGGCAACCCAGCAAACTCTCGAGCGCATGATTCCCATGCCAGCAGGAATTCCTCCGGCTCTCATTGGACAAGCGCAACTTCAGGCGACAGATTCAATTACTGCTCTTCAATCTCATCTACCCGTTCGCCCTGACGGCCGTGAAATTTACATGACACCGACTGGACAATCCGTCGTCGGCATTTCATCTTCCTATCAAGTCTCCATGCTAGAGGGGGGGTCGGGAAATACAATTATTCAGCCTCGATCCAATCTGGGACTGGCAGATTCCAATCCAACAGTTGCCGCTCCATCTTTTCTCTCTCCGTCTCCTCCGAATCCTTTTCCGAAATCGAGTGGTCAGGCAGTCTTAACTCGTGATGACCCTGTCATGGTCTATCGTGAAAATGAGAGCAATCTTATGATTTATAGTTATGACCGAGATTGGCTAGTGAATAGAACCGAAAATCGCTACCAGTTTTCCGTGAATTTTGATCAGGCGAACCAGACAAATCGTTTCCGCTATTCTCCTTCTGTTCAACGCAAACTCAAGAATATTGTTCGCCTGGAACTTATCAAAGCAATTTTTCCTGTGGAGTCCCTACAAAATCTTGTTCTTCAGGATACATCTGGCTCAAGTGGCCAGGCATTCGGCTCTGTCGATACTTCCTACCAGAGTAGTGTCCTTTCGTTCCCATACGTGGTTGTAAATCTCCAGGAATATGATGGAAATAATAACGGAACGGATAATATTCTTGATAGATCCTTTGGGGCTATCCACTATGATCGCATGTGGGAATCCGATGATATTCATAACTCCGTGGCAACGTCTTCCAAACCTGGCGCTTTTACTACACAGGATAGTCGTGGATATGTAATGCTCTCTCCCAGGTATCTTGACTGCCAGCGAGTTTTTGCTCCGACTCCACTATCCACACTTCAGAAACTTACTATTCAGTTCCAGCGACCACAGGGTTATATTTTATCGGAACTACCTGATACATTTGACATTAGTGAGATTCGTCCTAATACAGATGACAGCTTTCCATCTGCCGTTCCTATTTCTAGTGCAAGTTATTATGGAAATGCCAGCGGTCTTGCCAGCACAAATATAGCCTATTACTTAATACGAACGTCCTATTATTTCCCAAGATCCGCAGTTAATGTGGGTGATCGTATTCAGATTGCAGGGTTTGGCTATGATTCTGCGACTGTTGCTACGACGCCTGGCCTACAGAATTTCGCAGACTGGCTGAATTCTGATTATGGACATCTGGTATGTAATGTAGGATTTTTGTCCACAGACGGGACAACATATTCAGAAGGTTATAACAAACTTGGTTATTGTAATTTTATTATAATTCAGGGACGATATGTCGATCCTAAGACAGGGGCCGTTGCCGTCGATCCTTTCCCAGGAGTTTCAGGCTCAGTTCTATTAAGTGCGAATTCGAATTTAGTGACTACTCCTAAGCGTCTCCTGAATATTAGTCGCCAAGTCAGTCTGATTTTCCGAGTTATTACTCGTGAGAAAGATGCTGTAGGTGAAATACGTGCTGATAATTTTTAGATGATTACGGTGAAAAATAAAATGTAGTTCGAAGTTTTCAAAATAATATATTGAAATGTATAACTTTGAAAACCCTCGGTATAAGGACTATGTAATGACAAAATACTAAATAGAGGATGTATCGTCCGGTTAGGACGTACCTGGGAAGTGCCAGGGCACCACGGAAAAAAACCGCAAGAGAAAAAACTCCGCCGCAGTCACGGCCGCTGCCGTTGCCGACGCCGACCCAGACGCCGCAACAACCCCAGCCCCAACCATTTATTCTCGGACAATTACCTGAAATTAACACCCCGAAACCGCTACAGTTCCGTTCCGTTTCCCCAATTACAGTTCCCAATGGACAAACTCAGCCCCAGCCACCTCCCTCTAGATCTCCCAGTCCATCATCAATTCAGACCCGCCAGGATCAATCCACAAGAACGCTGACTCTTCATAATCCTATTGCCCTCATCCGCCCCCCTCCATCAAACTTCAATCCTCCGCCCTTCCCAGCCGCTTCCCAGCCTCGTTCACGCTCTACAAGTCCCTCCATGCAGGAACGTGTTCAAGCAGACATAACTTTCGCCAAGATTCAAGATACTCTCAACAAGGATTCCTATAATAATTTACACGATAGACAAGCACGATTAAAGAATCTCCCTGCCCAGCTTCTCCCTGTTCCTCCAGACGGCCGCCAAATTTATCAGAACTTGGCCGCTTCCAGCGCAAGTCGCCCCTCTCAGGGAGGAACTAATTCGGGACTGGCAGGATATATTTCACCCAGAGAATTCGGTATTTCTCAGGCAAATACCACAATTTCCCAGCCCTCCTATTTGGAAAGTTTTCAGGATTCCGCTGGTAATTCCACTTCTTTATCTGGCCGCACTACCGATCCGACTACACAATATATTTCCCAGAGACAACTCGGTATTGCCAATGGAAACCCAACATTAGCTAGGCCCTCTTCTGTCCTTCTAACGACGCCGACTTTGAAATCTCAGGGTCAAAATGTAATTATAAAAGAGGAAAATAAAATTAGTTATCGTGAAAATGAGCACAATCTCATCCTATATAGTTATGACCGAAATTGGCTAGAAAATACAACCGAAAATCGTTACGATTTCACTGTGAATTTTGATACTGAATCCCTGCGTGACGGTTTTCGATATTCGGCGTCTGTCGATAAACGTTATCGAAACATTGTGCGTATTGAACTGGTAAAGGCTATAATACCCGCCGAATCTCTCGAAAATATTGTGATTCAAATGGGACCTAATACAAATCCTGCGACGAATCCACTGACTGACACGGACACTACCTATCAAGTCAGTCCCTTGTCTTTTCCCTATATTAACATAAGTCTTCAGGAATTCGACGGAAATAATGCTGGCACTGATGAAAATTTAAATAGAACATTTGCCAATTTACAATATGATGCACAATGGCATACGGATTTACTTCATCAAAATTTACCTGGCTCGGATGTAACTGCTATTAAACAGACAACGACACGAGGTTTTCTCGCAATGATTCCGAAATATATGAAATGTCAGCGGATTTTTTATCCAACCCCCCTCGCGACTCTACAGAAAATGAGTATTCAATTTACTAGACCCAGTGGGCAGATTTTGTCGGCCCTGCCAGACCAGTTGAATATCTCCAATGTGTTTGCAAATACAGATTCTCTATATGGCATCGATTCGTCCAAATTTGGTAATCAGATTCCCGTTGCTCCTATTACAGGGCGGACGGTTACGTATTTGTTTATTCAGACACCCTATTTTCCTCGTTCCGCATTTAGCCAAGGTGACAGAATTCAACTGGCAGGACTCATTTATGATAGGGCTGTTCTTAATTCGTATTTATTCAATGGTGCCGGTCTACGTAATTTGGAGGCCTGGCTAAATAGAGCAGAAGGACATATTATTGTTGGATTAGGAAATAATGGTCCGAATGGAACGGGAACATATCAGGATGGGCCAAATAAAATTGGATATGCCAATTTCATTATTATTCAGTCTATGGCAGTGAATCAAGATGGTGCGATTTATTATGAAAGTGTTGGAAATTCTTCCGATATTAATGGTGCCAATGCACATTTCTGCGAGGGTTCGCGGCGTCTTATTAACATGAGCCGTCAGACTACGGTTATATTTCGTATAATAACTAGAGATTTGGACAGTATAACAAATATTCGTCCGGATAATACATTTTAGAATATTTGAATTTTTAAAATGCTTCTAGAATAATAATATTTTGAAATAACCATATTAAAGTTTGTTTTAATATATTTGAAACTGTTCTTAATTATGGTATATAATTAGAATGTCATTTTTCTTTTATACATTACCTACATATGATCAGACACAATATCGTCCTATTGGGCAGGTTATAGCAACACACGTTGAAGCAGTCAGTCGCGGTCGTGCTTTTTTAGCAGATTTGGTTGGAATGTTTGGAAATAAATCAGACCTTTTAACAAAAAAAGTCGACGATGCTGCGGCAGGTGTTCTTACTACTTTACAGGAAAAAGCATTGGCGAAATATCCAAATGCTGTAGGCATTGTAGGATTGAACTATAGTTTATCAGAAATTTCCTCGGATGAAAATAGTAATTTTATTAGTCTTATTGCAAGTGGAACTGTGCTTGTTTCGGTTAATCAAATGAAACAATCTGCTGGTCGTAAAACTCGTCGCAATCGTAGACAACGAAATCGTTGCACAAACTAGACAGTATTTGTAGAGACTAGTGTATTGAATATTCTAAATAAAAATGATAGGTGGAGATTTAATTGACTTTCGCCTATTATTCCAAGAGCATATCATATTTATTTTTCTCTGGGTAAGTGTCTGGGGATTAACAGAAATAGCATTAGATATCTTTACGGGTAAATCTGTATTTATACGAGTACTTATTCTTAGTTTAATTTTTCTTATATCTTCTCAGGCGCTTTCTAGTTTAGCTAAATGCGGCGAAAAACTGGAATCTGACGAAATTAATAAATTTATTTTAAAATTGCGAACATCCGATAGGGTTAATCTAGAATAATAGTAGGGATGCGAGGACTTAATACCTCGATAGGAGTAGTTATACTATTTATTCTTGTTTTTTTGGTATTACTTAATTACATTAATGTTTCAATCAAGGAAAATTTTGTGGAATACAATAATACTTTACCGATTTCATCTCATATGGAATTCAGTAAAAAACGTTCTCTGGAGACGAATCCTATTATGTCTCTTATAAATCAAATGTCTCCGATAGTTCCACCAAGCGAAAATCTTCAGAAATCTTCTATTCAGGCTCTCAATACAGACAACGTAGATAGTAATGGTTTGCCAGGAGAATTTCAGGTTGAAAAACCTGAACAACCTTTACAGCTAAATCCAAAAGATATGGACCTTGCGGCAAAGGCTCGGTTTTGCCAAGAATATACTACGAGCGCAGATTGTAAAGGATGGGACCCCCCTGTTAGGAACTATCTCGAGAGTGATTATAGTTATCAGGAACGATACAATAGATGGGTGAAATTTACTGAAGAATGTGGGTTATCACTTGATTTGAAAGGAACCAATTTTCAAGGAAATGCACACCAGGGTGGGTTGTTTGTTGGAAAAGAAAACAAACTGGCTCAATTGGAGGCTGCTGTTGGTAAACCAAATAAGGAAAAATACTATAGACCTACTCTTGGAACTTCTAAAAAGGGACTTTTTTCATTAAATAAAGATTCATGTCTAATTATTGAAGAACGTTTAAAATGCTCAACACAGAAAAATTTTGATATTAGAAATTGTTCACAATGTTATATACAAGATAAATGGGATAGAATCGATGATGATTCTCAGCGTTTAGTTCCAGAATTCTATGTTGGCGGAAGTGGTAAATTAGAAGTTATAGTACAACAAGGAAAATCAAATACATTTGAACTAACAAAAGAAGTAAAACTACTACAAGGTCTACCGTCGTTTGAAGAAGGTTCAACATTATTATTTAATTTATCTGGCGGTGGAGGAAATCCTATTATTTATGGCTATTTAGCAAGTATAACTAAGAAGGTTAAACCATTTCGTTTTGAATTAGCACCTCTAATTGAGGTCGATAAGGTTTCTGGGCTTAGACCTGCTATTCGCGGCTTTTTAAATCAAAATGATATCAAAATGAACAGAATAGTCGCGGCAACTGGAAAAAATGAATTGAAACTTATTGTAAAAGTTCCTTTTACTTTCTTAGATACTGAAGATGACGCATGTGTTGAATGTGATAATAGTCCGTTTTTAACAAAGAAATCTAGTGCGGAGTTTTTGAACTCAAACCCATGTTTCGGACCAAATGCGAAACCAGGTAATTATAATATGGAGTGCTTAAAAGAAAAATTCTTGGCGGCTGGAGGAACGCAAGAAGGAAAAGGATTTCCTAAGAATACGCAAACATTGGCTGGGCTGAATTACGATAAGAGAGGCCGTCCACGTGATTTACCACAGATTGGTGAATATTTATATGAACTTTCTGTTCGGTCTTCGACGGGTCGTTCAGGACGTGGAACGAAATTGAGTGTTGACGATTGGAATGAAGCATCTATGTTTATGATTGGAAAGCCGATAAAAAATGTATGTGACGGCCAGGAAAATATTGCCGCAAAAAATATCAGCAGTGAATGTCTGCAGTACGTATATAGAAATCAAGGTGAAGGCGGTGAATTCGGCTCTACTTATACGGCAGGTTTTACTCTTTCTAGTTTGATAGGAAAATCAGCGGATGAAAAAGGAGCTGCACATTGTCATCCTAAGGCGCCCCTGGACCCATCCACCGATACAGGTAAAAAGGCCATTGAGAATTTACCGAATTTGGCGGCAGTGAAAAAACTGTACAATGATACCCATACAAAGGCCAATAATAATGAATTCAGTATTTATGAGCGCTCTAAGGAGATTAAAGAATGTTATAACGTGGACATCGCTAAGCCTCCAATAAAGGAAGTTTATTGGGTTGGGCCTGGCTATGATTATACGTTCGAGCAAGCCACTAAAGTTGCGAAAGAATTGGGCGGTGAATTGGCTACCTATCAGCAACTATATGCAGCATGGGCATTGGGTGCAAATTGGTGTTCAACTGGTTGGGTTTCTGAAGGCAGTGCTCATTATCCTATAAATGGACAGTTGATTTTCGGCTGTGCAAGTTATCCTGGAGTCCAGTTTTATCAGCCAGAAAGAGCAGGTGCAACAGTCTATGGAATTAAACCTGGAAAGGATTCAGAAGAAGCGGTCAAATATAAAATCCATCCGTTTAATACACAAACTGGTCAGTGGAATTCAGAGGAAGTATTTCCAGTGTTTGATGGTGGATATGATAAGACAAAAGATCAGGCTGCTCAAGTTTGTGCAGATGTAGGGGCAACTAATGCGACATTCAACCAATTAGAGCAGACCCACCGAGCAGGAGGTCAGTGGTGTGCTGCTGCCTGGGTATCTGACTCCAATAGAAATAATGGTTTTTATCCTATGCAGCAAATGCATGGTTGGTGTGGTAGTGTAATAGGTAATATTTCTGAATATGGTGCATCCTACGCCCCCAAGGATTCTGAAGGTAAACCTATGTTCGGTGTTAATTGCTATGGAGTTAAACCAAATAAAGATTCACCTATGAAGCAAAATCGGAAGATTGGTAATTTTTATTCAGATGCGTGGGATAGTCCAAATACGGTTTATTCTTCTTACGATTATTATAAGATTTATCGCCCGATACCTGTCAAAAATGTTGGACTTGTTCATCCTTATTATTTCCCAACATTTGGTAAATTTCCAGTAAAAGTGCAGGTATTTTCGGTAAATATTCCAAATGGACGATGGTATACAACCGATAAAAAACTGGGTCTTTTTGAAATGGTTCCTTCTGTAGCGGAACGATTTACTTTTATTTTAACTCCAGCTCGTGGTAATCAATGGTCAAAATGTTCGGCATCCGGTTTTACAAAAAAACCAGTTGGTCAGGGAAATCAATCTGAGGCTGCATGTAATGCTGCAGGTAAATGCTACAATCCAAAAAATGGCGGGTTCCCTTGTTATGAGCCAGGTGTTGGTGAGAATGCGGTATTTATTCAATCGACAAATGGATTTCGTGTTTGTGCCGAGGAAGATGGAACAATAAATGTAAATAGAACTTGGGATGGACCTTGGGAAAGTTGGTATTTGGAACCAGTACAAGATAATCCACCCTATGTAGCAATTCGTTCACATCATCTTAAATATATGTCTCATAATGGATTGTTTAAAATGTTTGATGCGAAAGCTAATGCAGTGGGTGCTAATGAAATGTTTATGTTGCGAGCTGTTGAGACATATCCTCCCATGACTTAATAGTAATTTATTTATTATTAGTTTCAAAAATTAGGCAAATAATTCTTAATTTTTGAAAAACACATCAAGAATAAAATATGTTCATAAAATATACTTTTTATTAATAGGTGATTTCAATTCTTATGAAGTCAGGTTGGTTCATTATATTAATATTGATAATTACATTAACGTTGATATTTTTTATATTACCAAATAAATCATTAAAGGAAAATTTCAATAATATTCCTCCGGTTCCGTCATTTAGCTCAGCAGTGAATGAAAGGGGTGATAGATATAATTCATTGGCATCTATTGTTAATCCTAATATTCCTACTATTGAATTTACACCAGATAATAATATTATAACTAGGCAAGCTACAGCTACACCAATAGTATCAGGTCAATACCAAGGTGAATTACATGTTTCTGAGCCTCAATCGAATTTACGAGTGCCAACTAAAAATACAGATTTACTTGAAAAAATTAAGATATGTGAGGCTGTGAAAACCACTGAATGCTCAGCATTTGATAATAATGAATTTAATAAATATTGCGGCTTATCCTTAGATTTGGATGGAACCCGATATACTGGAGAAAAACATGTTGGTGGACTTTATGTAGATCCAAGTAAAAAACAAAATGCTCTCGCAAGAAAACCTCGACCAAATCCTAGGGAATTTTCTCCATCATTCGGTACTTCAAAATCTGGATATTTTTCACTTGATAAAAATTCTTGTTTAATTATGAAAGAAAGTATTGAGTGTGAGCAAAAAAAAGATTATAGCTCGCCAAACTGTGTACAATGTTATACTGAAAATACCTGGGCACGTCTTGATCCTGATGCTGTAAGAAGTTCTCCTGATATTTTTGTAGGTGGAAGCGGTATTTTACAGGTTGGCGGTTCTGGCAACATAACACTCACTGAAAAACCTATTAAATTAAATTTATCAGCTGATAATTTTAAAGAAGGAAAAAAAATTTTGATGACGATTACTAGTTACGAAATACAAGAAGATGTACAAGGTAATAAACTTGCCAAAAAAATTCCATCACGTCTATTTGGTTATATTGAGAGCCCTATTTTGACAGGCGGTAAGTATTCAATGGATTTAGTAAACTTGGCGAAAGATACTGGTTCGGGTTTAACTCCTAATTTTCCAAGAAGAACATTTGATACTCCATTGATAAATGGCCAGAAGTTATCCATTATGGGGCCTCGTCTTCAATTTCAGGCAGGAGTAGGATCAACTGAGACAAATCCCATGAAAGTTGAAATAACAATACCTTTCTCATTTATCGAAGTAAGTGACCAAGATGCAACTCTATGTAAAACCGGTCCAATTCTTACAATGAAATCATCAGGTGAATTTTTGAAATCAAGTAAATGTGCTATGGGTCAGCCTGGAAAATATAGCCTTGAATGCTTACAGGAAAAATTCAAAGATATTGGCGGATTAGAGATTGGTACTGGCTATCCCTCAAATAATCAAAAAGCGGCCGAATTATTATTTGTAAAGAATGATGGAGAGGCTAGAACATTGGAAGATATACTTGATTTTTTAACTGATATGATGTACAAAGCTAAACTGGGACGTGATATGAATGGAAATGATATAACAATTCAAGAATGGAATTACGCATCCAAATTTATGTTAGGAAAAGAAATTGATGACCCATGTGGAATATATGATCCTGATACGCCAGTTTCGCAGGTTTCAAATGCATGTCTAAATTTTATTTATAGAAATGAAGGACAAGGAAAAGCATTTGGTTCTACATACACATCTCAAAAGGATTTTACGAGTCTTCTTAATAAAAATAAAAATAAAAAGGCTCTTAATACATTTTGTGTTCCAGGAGCACCACTTGATCCAACTACACCACAAGGAAGGCAGAATGCAAATGAGAGAAAGAATATTCAGGATGTCAAAATATTGTACGATCAATCCCATAGACTTGCTACTGATAATAAAAAAACTATACTCGAAAGAAAAGATGCTATCAAGAATTGTTATAATTTTGATGTTGAAGTTCCAAACACACAGGAAGTTTTCTGGGTGGGTCCTGAAAATTCATATTTACAATTTGAGGCGGCTGAAATTTGTAATCAATTTGGGTCAAGAATGGCTACAAAATCTGAGGCAAAAGTTGCACATAATCTTGGTGCTAAATTCTGCTCGTCAGCGTGGGTTGGCGATTCTGATTATGCTATTAAGATTGGTTGCGATGGAAAACAAGATATTGAAGAAGATGAGCAAGCAAAGAATGCTGCTGCCTTGTGTTTTGGAATAAAACCGACAGAATCGAATTTAGGACCCGACAAAGATAAATATAAATTTAAACCATTCTCGGATAATTCCTGGAATTCGAAAGAAGTATTTACTGTAAATGGGGGGGCTTGCGGTATATTCGGCGCCACGGTATCTCCTGACCCACAACTACAGATGGCGAAAAGTATGGGCTTTGCAGCAACTGGTGAATCTTGCTATGGAGTAAAGCCGCACATTCAGGGAAGTAAAGCAGCAAATGGTGCTGTGGCGGCTGATTTTATTGCAGGAAAATATTCTGCCTATAATGTTTCTCTCAAATCAGGCAAAGTCCAAACAGATTTTGGCATGGCACTTCGTCAAGATGCCGCAATTGAATTTCCTGGAACTGAAGTGGCTATTTTATTCATTGTGAATAATACTGTGTATTATTTAACCCAGCGTAATAATACGGTTATTCTTTCTAGGTCATTTGACTCAGTATTATCGCGTTTTACTATTGAAAATCGGCAGATGGGCAATTGGGAAAATAGATTTTCTACATATATTAAAATGCCTAATGGTAATAATTTGAGTGTAAACCAAACAAATGGAAGTCTAACAGGAGTTTCTGTTAAAGGCCCTTCAGAGTGTTTCACGCTTAAAAATTATAGTGAAAAACCATATGTATTATTGTTAAGTTATTTTCAGAAATATTTGACGAAAAAAACAGACACAACTGTTCTTGCCGATGGAGCATCACCCTCCAAAGACTCTGCTTGGCTCTTGATTGACATATCAACACTAAATGCACGGAATGCTTCATTGAAGACTGTTAAATTATATGAACATATTGATTATCAAGGAAAGGAGTGGATTTTGCCTGAAGGTAAATACAATAAGATGGATTTGGAAATGTATGGTATACCTGCGAATATAATTAGCTCTGCAAAGGTTGAGTCTGGTGTTTTATTGAAATTATATAGTGGCGCAGAATTTAATGGGACGGAAGTTATAATCCCAAGTGATGCTAAGAATTTATTTGATAATGATTTTAATGACCAGACACTTTCTTTAATTATTGAAAGAGGAACCATTGAAATTTCATTACGAAATCCTGCGGATTATATTTATGAGAAGGTTGGGTGTTTCAGGGATACTGGGGATAGAGCTATTCCCTATAATGATGTGGACGGGGAATATAAAAATCGTGGAGTTAACGCAATTAATATGTGTTTTGAGAGAGCAGTGAAAGCAGGACACACTATATTTAGTATTCAAGATTTAGGTCAATGCTTTTCAATGAAAAAGGACGACCCGAGTAGATATGGCAAATATGGAGAATTGCCTGAAAATCAAGCGTATCTAGGTGAAAAAGGACGGATTACTGGTTGTGTATCAAGTGGTCTTGGTGGATTTTGGGCAAATTCTGTGTACAGAATCAAACCAAAACCCGCTCCAGCTCCTGCTCCGCCTCCTGATGTGCCTCCGCCTGTTCCAGCTCCTGATCAGAAATTTGACTTGGTGAATTATGGAAAAACATGGACTCCGCAGGAACAAAATAGGAATTGGTTTGCTGTTGCGTCGTCTGCAGATGGCACCAAACTTGTTGCTGCTATATGGTCAACTGGCAAAATTTATACAAGCACAGATTCAGGAGTCACATGGACTCCGCGGGAAGAAAATAGAGATTGGCTTGGTGTTGCGTCCTCAGCAGACGGCCGCAAACTTGTTGCTGTTGGAAATCAAACTAAAATTTACACGAGCACAGATTCAGGAGTATCATGGACTCCGCGTGAAACATATAGGGGTTGGCGTAGCGTAGCATCCTCGGCGGACGGCACCAAACTTGTTGCTGTTGGTGTACATGGAGGCCAAATTTACACGAGCACAGATTCAGGAGTCACATGGACTCCGCGGGAACAAGTTAGGGCTTGGTATAATGTCGCGTCGTCTGCAGATGGCAGCAAACTTGTTGCTGTTGCGATGAAAGGCCAAATTTACACGAGCACAGATTCAGGAGTCACATGGACTCCGCGGGAACAAAATAGGGTTTGGCAGGGTGTCACGTCGTCTGCAGACGGCAGCAAACTTGTTGCTGTTGATTTTGGCGGCAAAATTTACACCAGTCAAGCCTAAACATCTATTCTACACCGTTGTCCACGCCATCGTCTACACCATCGTCCACGCAGTCGCTTCCAGCTCCAGCTCTAAAAATTTTATTTTAAAATATCCTTATAGAAGAATGGATTCTGGTATAAGTTTATCAGGAACAGCCAGCGAATATATTCTCTACCCGTCAAGACCAAAATACAAATCTCAGCATGGTCAATTTGTAAATAATCAAGACTATAAATTCAATACGATAATTCCAGCAGGATATCCTCTTCCTCCAAATACAGAATCAGGGCAGGATTTATTAGAAACCAGTTATTCTTCAATCTCAACAGCGGACCCTTTTTTACATAAATACAATAACAATAAAGTCCAAAATAATTTTAATTCACTCTTTTACACGAATAAATTATCAAAGGAAATACAAAAAAAAGCCGAGGAATGTTCCAAAGCAGACTTGTTTACCCTCATTCGCAATCAAAATACAAATGATTTTATGAGATGTGGCTGGATTTATTCTCCTCCTGTCAATCCAAACATACCGACGCCGCAAGTAAGCCAGGGATTTCTGGGAACAAAGGAAGGCCCATTCAAATTCCTCCAACCAAATCCCCCCGAGGGAGAATGGTTCTGGAATCTCAACGATGCTCAAAAACGTATTCTTACAGACCGTTGTAATGCTCTCAAAGTCTGTGCAAATGTAGGACAGGACTCCTATAAATTTTGCGGATACTGTGATGCAACTCAGAAGGGTGTTCCTGTTGTTGGACAGAGTCTAATATACCCAAATGAGCCTGGACTATCATGTAATGGTCGTCTGATAACATCACCTATTCAGTGTATTCAAGAGCAACCAAATGTTCAAGTAGGAGCCAACGGGCTTATGTCCAACGGAAATACTCCTGATATTTGTTCCCGAATAAATGGGCGATTTTCAAAGGAATGTATTCTAGATGTTATTCAGAATAACGGCTGCTCACAAAAAGGAACTCTCTATACAGCTATAAAAACTTCAACAAATTCAAATAATTACATTGAATTAATACAAAATTCTGATACATTTAAACTCTATCAAAGAAGCACAGATCCGCTCAATGAAGAAATAATATCTCAAGGAAGAGCAGCTACCAAAGACGCAATTATAAATCAAATCCAAAATCTAACCAAAAATGCTAATCTTCCAACAAGCCCAACATCTGCTCTTGGTGCTTCTGCTCGTGATTTATGTACCATACAAGGAGCAATTGATGAATATGACCCATGTACTGAAATTGCTGATACGGCTACAGCACCTTATGATTTAGTATGTCTGCAAAATAATTTCAGACGTCTCGGTGGTCAACCTGCTGGATTAAGTTATCCTACATCGATAACAATAGCTAATATTTATAATAAAATTAATAATTATGGAGAAATACGTACTTATTGGAAGAAACTCATTAATGAAACTAAATCTAAATCCTATTCGGTCCAAATGAAAGCCATGAAAGAATTTTACGGGATAGATTTAAATATTGATTTGAATGATGCACCATCAACTAATCGTAATACTGGAAGAATCATAATAGGCGAAAGTCCTGTTGGAGATATAGGATATCCTCATATAGTATATGGTTTATCAAAAGACCTTCTTTTTATAAGGGCAGTTTCTATCGATCAATCAATTAATAAAGAAATTGATCCATATTTAAATTCAAATATGCTATTGAAATTGATAAATAGAGGACGAAAATATACAGCAAAAGTAAAAAATAATAAGGGAAATGAAGTCACTGTTAAAATTAATGAAGCATTATCAATAGAAAATAATTATGGTCAAAGATATGCTCTAGCATTTCGCGTTGATAAGAACTTGTTAACAGAATTGAACTATCCAGATGTTATTTCAGTAACAATATTTTTAGATTGACATAAACTTGTCAATTCTCAGGTCTGCTCAGGTTAGCTCAGGTCTGCTCAGGTTAGCTCAGGTCTGCTCAAGTCCACAGTATCAAAAATATTTTAATCTAAAAACCCCCCAAATAATAGGGAAAGTTGGGAATGGCCTTTCGTGGAGTATTGCCAGCAAGAACTACACAGGGACAATACCAGAATCGGCAAGATTACAATTATAACACTGTCTATCCTTATGGACTACCTTTACCATCAACCTCTCAAATAGATTCTCTATTTCGCGGGCAAATGAATTCGGCAGTCAAAACAGCTGACCCTTTTTTGAAAAAAGTATATGATAATAAAGTACAAAATGAATTTGATAATTTATTCTATCCTACTCAGTTAAATGACCAAATTTCAAGGTTAGCTAGTGAGTGTCGAAACACCGATCTGGATACACTTATTTTAAAACAAGACAAAAATCGTAGTATTCGTTGTGGATGGCTATATAAACCTGCTTCAAGTACAAACATACCGACGCCGAGATTAAGTCAGGGATATCTTGGAATTCGTGATGGCCCATTTAAATTCATTCAACCTCCTCCAGCAGAAGATGCAGAATGGTTTTGGAATTTGGAAGAAGCCAGAGAAAAGATTCTTACGGCCAGGTGTGCTGCTATGAAAAACTGTGAAAGTGTTGGAACAGATATGTTTAAATCATGCGGATACTGCACAGGAATTGGCCAGGGGGTTCCGGTTAATGCTCAAGGAAGACCTTTATATCCTAAGAATGTAAGAACTAATTGCTCCAATGGTAGTATAATTACAAATGCGAATCAATGTCCGAGAGAAACTGCCAGCCAGCAAATAGTAGGTCCTGATGGTCTAACAGAAGATGGAAAGGAGCCAGATGTATGTGCTTTACGCAACGGAAAATTTAGCAGAGATTGTGTCATGAGTATAATAACTACTAGCGGATGTGATGAAGGCGGCTCTTTGTACAAGACAGTCGAACAGTCTACAAATGACAATGACTATATTGAGCCTTTACGAAGCACCACGGCATTTCGAATGTATAATGAACGAAGTCCAAATAAATTGTATATGAATGTTACTACATCTACAAAGGCATCACTTGAAAATGAAATACAGGGACTTGCCACTATGGCAGATGATCCTAAATATGGCAGTGAATCTGGACTTGGCGCGGCATCACGTGATTTATGTTTGCGCCAGGGCGATATAAATGCATGGGACCCTTGTAACGAAATACCAATAAGTGCTAAACCTCCATATGATCTCAATTGTTTACAACGAAATTTCCGTAAGTTAGGCGGACAGCCTGCTGGAAATAAATATCCCACGGAAAAACTAAAGGTTGAATTATATGATAAAATGCCAACTTATGGTGATGTTCAGAATTATTGGGCTGGCATTCAGGAACGGTCTCGTTCCAATAAATATTCCGTTCAAAATGAGGCTATGAAAGAGTTGTATGGTATCAATTTGGCTAGAACTAGCGCGACAGTTGCTAAGGTGACAATGGGCTTCGGAGATGTTGGAGACATAGGATATCCTCATATTTCATACTGGCTTGGAGGAAATTTATTATTTATAAATGTAAATGCTCTAAATAATTCTATTAATAAAGAGGCTGATAATAAATTAAACGCAGATGCCTTGTTTTTAAATGTAAAAAAGGGTATTCGTTATACAGGTATCGTCACAAATTCAGCAGGAAAAAAAGTGGACTTCGATATACAAGATGCTATTTCTATTAATAATTCTGCAGGTAATCGATATGCAATTGCCTTCAGAACCAATAGACAAATTAAAGATGAACTGGATAATCCGTCGCGAATTTCTGTAATTATATTCTAATTTTTATCAATTCTATATAATATAAAAATAACTCAAAAGGTATTCAGTTATTTTTATTATTTACGGTATTATAACTAATATATGACAATTTCTGTGGTACTATCACGAAGAATCTGCTCTAAGCCAACGGCACTTGATAGAATGTCTTTTGTAATTGTTCCTAACACACGAGGATTATCTATGACTGGTTCAAGTAATTCATACATTGTTCCTGCCGAGCCTCCGCGTTCTCGTACTAGGTATTCTTCGCCATTTATTCGAATGAGTGGTAATTGCTGGCGTCTTTGTCTGGTAGGTGCTGGAATAGTTTCAGTAGTGGCCGTGGCAGCTGCGGCTGCTGTTGCCTCGGTTCCACCTAATCCTTCTGCCAAGTCTGGCAATGCAATGGTTCCAACGTCCATTCGAGCGTCTGCGTCAGGTTTTCTCGATGTGCGCTCCAGTCCATATTCCGTCGCTGTAATTCCAATATCCTCTGTTAAGTTGGGATGATAGAGGGGTTCATTGATTTTTCCAGCCGCTGGCGAAATCTTAAAACATGCCAGCTCAGCTTCGTTATCTAGACTATTCAGAAAACAATCTACAGCGGATTCCTTCATAATTGTCAATAAACTCGTGGAGATTTTCTCTTTGCGTTTGCTGATATTCAAAATAAATTCATCCGTGGTCTTACCACCATCCGCCGCCGCCGTCTGAAAATCTATTAGGTCTTTGCCAGTAACCTTGTCCTTTTCGTCGCGTGGATAGACTGCGCAGTAGGTGAAAATATCTACATTTCGTTCATTGAGCGGTAGGTCGGCATGGGAGCAGATGCGAATTGCGCGACCTTTTACTTGGTCCAAACGCGCATTATTCCAATACGGCTCCATGATATGAACTGACCGCACATTTTTCAGTGAAATACCTTCGGCACCCGCCGAGCTGATGGCAAATACTTTACAGATTTCGCCGCGTAGATTGCCTGATTCGCGATATGGCTCTAAATGTGTGGCAATTTGTGGAGGAAGTTTTTCCAGGTTTCCGTTGAATATATTCAGTATAACTGCACGATTTTCAGCCTGGTCTCCTGTATAGAGTATGAAACGTTTGCGGGTTCCGCTAGGACCTCTTGCCAGGGAGCCGATGGTTTCATCGGAAAATTGGACGGTTTCTCCTTTGCCACGCAGGACTATCTCATCCCAACCGTTGGCTTTCAACGCAATTCCGAAAACCCCTGTGCCTTCTAGGGTTTTAAATTGAGAATAAACGAGGGCTGACCCAGGTGTGGCATCTATGCGACGTAGCATGGCGGCCATTTTGGGGGAGTATGTCACCAGACGTTTTTCGGGGCGGTCCGAGTCTAGATTGAGGAAATCGGCGCGGCGTTCGTAGAGTTTTGCCAGAGCTTCCTGGATACGCACTTTATAGGTCGAGACTGTGGTGACGACTGGCCCTGTCTGTGTAATGGCAGCGACGGCTCCTTCGGACTGTGTGTCTGGGGCGCCATCGCCATCGCCATCGCCATCGCCTCCACCCTCCTGCACAGTCCCACCCATTTCCTCCGCGGCCTCT